TCAGTTAAGCATATCGAACCAATTTTTAATTGTAGAGGAAAGAGTGCCAATTGTTGAAGCATTTCTATTTACCCAGCAAAAACCTCTTTGGATTAGGCTTTTACGCTGAGAAGGATCTGCCTTTTTAAGCTCATCCAAAAGATTTTCCAGTTCATTTCTTTCTTTTTGAGTAACTCCTTTTTCTTTGAGGGAATCATGTATACTTGAATAATCCCCCACTTGAACATTTGAGGATGTTACATCACCCAAAATTCCTTTGAAAGATTTGATATTATAAGTTACTGACCCAGCTTTATTAATTTCTTCAATAGAAAAGGACATTCCGTCACCTAAAATGCCTTGATTTTCAAGTTCTAAGCTCCAGTTTAATATTTCATTTCTGACTGAATCTAGTATTCTAAATATTTGAGACCGGTCAACGAGTAAAGTTGGTACCATCCCCAACCGGAATTGTTCGCTGTGTGAAAATAATTTCATGATCCAATCATGAGGGAGAGGAACTTGTAAAACTCCACCTTTTTCTTTTTCATGGATCAAAGACTCAAGCTCAGAAATAGGCTGTCCAATATCCCTTTTTGAGATTGCCTCCATGGCCTCCGAATTTTCCATAACTACTGGTATCCAGCCATTGTATGGATTCCATGCTTTCAATGAACCCTTTACATTGCGGTATGAAGGAATAATGGCTTCCTTTTGATAGCCTTTCATCTCAGAATCAATCCAACTTTTGAAATCATTGATTTTCAGTTTTTTCGCAACAACCAAAGCCTTTCTTAAAATATCTGAGAGGCGACTATTAGGGTTCATTGCTTCACTTTGGAGTTCAAGAACAAGTGATTTCATTTATTGTCCTTATGCGCTTAACAGTTTCATGTGTGAGGCGATAGGAATAGGCGTCTTTCCAACCAAGTTGTTAGCTATCGTTCATACCTTTTATCCATCTGACAATATCACTATAGTTCTTTAGATCCATTGCCCACTTAGTTGTGTTAATTGCATTAGCGAATTCTTTTGCATCTCGAGTAAAGAATGAAGTAGTTGCCAAAACCGACTTATTAGCACCTTCTTTTGTTTGAACTCCATATAGGTTCCTTACTATATCAACACGCACTGGGTTACTGACAGCATACCGCTTACATTCAATTATGTACTTAGATTTAATTCCTAGATCAGCCCTAATTGCTATAATGTCCCTTCCACCATCTCTGGTCTTCTTTGTGAGTTCAACCTTAAAGCCGTGTTTAGCGAAAATCTTTGCAATGATTTCTTCGAATTTTCTTGGACTAATTTGGTAAAGTATCCTCGGGTCTTTTGTAATTTCAGTGATAAGTGAAAAAGCACTGTAATTGAGATCCGTTATGATCTTTTGTTTTTGAGGAAGATATAGAAGAGATTGTTCGTTAAAAGAATATATTTTTTCATCAAGATCAAGGTCATCATCAAAATCAAATTCAATGTCATCAAACCCACTTAGTAATTCGCCGCCAGAGACAAAAACTTCACTATCATTCAACATCCCTATTGGGTATTCTGATGCTTCATATGTAATTTCAATTGTGTTTTCACAATTTGGACAGGTAAAAACTGAAATGCCTGAATAAAATGTTTCTGGTCCCATATTTCTTTCCTCTGAGCCATGGGAATCTACATATATATCAGCTCCAGAAACAAAAAAGCTACTGGTGCATCAATGTCGTTGAATTAAGAAATTGGTTTATACGCGGTGCTAAATTTTCGGCGACTTTTCTTTTTAAAGGCCCTCGGTTCGCTACGGCCAGGCCGGATCTCGTTTAACACACGTACGATTAGGTTTTGAAGTTTCGACACATTGTCACGTAGTAGATTTTGCATCCGGTTGAACAATACGACAATGTGGTGGCGCAGCATCGCCAATACATTGGTAACGTTGGCTTTGTACGAATAAAGGCGTCCGGACGAAATCGTTTTAATCCGGTCACTGACGCTCTGGATAAGAATGGCCGCGAAATTTTTGGTGAATACCTTGGCGTAAAAGTCCTGATAGACCGAATGAACCGTTTTGCCGCTGAAATTTTCGATTTGGATGCGTGACTTCATAATTTTATAGTCTTCTTCCACCGGCCAACGCTGGTGATACAAATCACCGAAAATCTCCACCGGGTACTTTCCCCGGTCGGTTAGCGAGGTGATCAGGACTTCGCTCTCGCCTGTTGGCAGATCTACCCGCACCAGGCGAAGTTTTAGCGGTTTTTTATCCAATTCGAATTCGGCGCATTTACGAGCCGAATTGGGAGTGCAGGATAATTTAACGATTCGGTCTGGCTCCCTGGATTGCAAAAACGCTTTGACAACTTTGAGTTTATTACACGATACACGGGCACAGACATTGGCGTTACTTGCCACGATAAGCTTGAACAGCCAAAAACTTTCATAGCCGCGGTCCAGCAGCATTAAGTCCTCTGGACCGAGATGAGCACAATGAGCGGCGGCCAGTTCTCGTTCGCCAATACATTTTGAGGTGATCGACGCGGCTACCGAAATATTGTTTAAAACATCGTATAATTGCGAGACGCGCGCTTTCGGGCAAGGATCGCCCTGTCGCCCATGCCATTGACCGAAATGTTCGACAACCGGTTTTGCCGTGGGCAGGGTGCACAGCGTACCGTCGGTAGCCAAAAGAAAGAACCCGTTCCAACGGTTTGGCGCAAAGCGCATTTGGCTCAGACGTACCAGATAATCGTTGAGTTCGATAAAGGCCATGTGGCTCAGCTTTTCTCGGGCTTTGGTCAATGCGCTTTTGGAAGCCAGGGGCTCGGCGATGTCCGACCCTTTCAGGTTCTTGTTAAGATGGTACAATTCGGTTTCATATGCCGCCGCGGGCAAATTGATCATGTAGTAAATGAGATTTTTAAAGGGCAAGGCCCGGTTGCGGGTAAAGTCTTCGGGCCGATTTTTAAATCGATTGCAGAAATCTTCGGATTCGATCAAATTTTTTAAAGATTCGATTATATCCGGCACAGTTCGGGCATTTCAGTCTCCATGCCAATTTCTCTTTTTTCCGCAATCATTTTTATCTCCTTTTGGGTTTTTGGGTTGATATATTTGGCAGCTAATATATCATTAATCATTCAAAAATACAATGGGTTATGCGTGGCTGAGGCTTAATTCAACGACATTGACTGGTGCATTTAGAACATTGAAATTCAGCTTCACCTGACAATTCCATTATTTGTCCTCCATAGAACAAGTAGACGTATGCTCCTTGCGCTCCACTGTAGGAAAAGCTTTGGCAATATGTTTTATTTCTCGTTACTACATAATCGATCAATTTCATTCAGCAACGCTATTACATCAGATCGCGCATGGGCAAAAAAATCAGCATTGGCTTCAGAATTATCATGAATTTTAGGGACCAACGCGAGAGCATGATCGTTATAGCCCGAATGCGTGGGTCCACCGATAGCAATTGCTTCAAATGGAACATCTATTTCACCAAAATAGCTTCCGCCAATATCCCCAACTCGTACTGGGCCAAAGGCAGAAAAGGTGCTATAACAACCAGAACTTCTTCCTTCTGTCGAACGCAAAACTCTTTCTCTAATTGCCTCGACATTGATATTTTGTTGTTGATTGTTTGAATAGCCTTGCTCAACTAAATGTTTCGCTTCACTCGGCCTAGTGGATAAGGATGATACTTGAAAGCGAATTCCGCCTTCTATTTCCGCTATTCCACCTAAAATGTGCAACAGAATATCAAGCATCTGCTCACGGGGTAGCGCGAACCACTCACCCTGCATTCTTTGTGCTTGTTTTTCTAACAGTTTATGAAACTCTCGTTCGAAATCTTCAGGATACTGACAGGTAAAAGCTGATAGCAAATCCAGTTTTGAGCCATTTCCAGTCTGCAGTTGACGTAAACGATCATGGGGGTTGGTGGTGGTATAACCCACCTTAAATAGATGTTGCCCCATTTCCTCAATAATATAGATCCAACCACCCATGTTATAACTCCTTCATTGCAATTAGAACCGAATGCCAGTGTCACGGGCGGCATGGTTCTCGCCGTCCTGTGAACACAGTTGTTACGTTTCCGACAGCTCAGAAACCACTCCTTGATCAGAAACGATTAAAATTCTTTGAAAATCATGCTTTTCTTGTATGTTCTTTATAGCCATAGAATAGGTTCCGCTATCCGCAAGCCAGTAATCATTATACAGCGCTAACCATTTTGGCCCCGAATGTGGAATGTTTTTGCATTTTAAAACTTTATCATGAATTCGATCTGCTAAGATTGCGACTGCGTTGCTGAGAATGTGGGCTTGAGAATTGTCATTTACGATCGCGCCAACAATCTTTTTATTTGAATGGCGCCTTTTTGGAATAAAGATAATCTTAATTTTATGACCCAATACACTTGTAGTTTGACTGCTACCTTCTTTTATTGGTTTTGCGAGTACTGATTCAACTAGTTTGAAGAGTTCTTTTTTGTATTTTCGAGCATTATTGACAGGTAAATGCAAAACCAGGAGTATATCAATATCCTGGGGCACTTTATTTTTAAGCTTTGAATCAAGTTCATTGCATAAGTTCACTCCGAATGTATCCTGAGTATTCCTGTTTTGCATTTCACCGTCCTCACCAAACACTACAGGTGACAACCTTGTGATTTCTACAGCAACTTTTTCACCGTTTATTGTCAAATAGATATCTGGTGGGTCTTCACCTTCCTGATATGTAACACCTTCTTTGCCAAGAAATTTTACCAACGATTCACTAACGAATATTTCATCTGGTTTAAGCGCCATTTAGCTCGATTCTTTGTGAAACGTAACGATTAAGAGTTGTTGCGGCGCACAGCCGGCGCAAAATGTTTAGTTGAAACTTAAAAATTATACTGAATTCTGCTTTTTGTTACCAAAGCACCAAAAATTACAAATTTGAAAATCTTGCCTATGAATGGAGCACTTCGAAAAGGCTAAAGCCATCCTACTATAACCTACTGTGTTGTCAACATTTTCAATTAAATTTGGTTCTGGATCGCCTTTTGCTGAAAATATTGCCAAGCTGTATAACATGTCTATCGCGGCACTTATATTGAATTCAATATAATAATTCGCGGTACTTATTTTGACGCTTTTTGAGCGTTTTGAACGGATGTATCATTGACTGTTTCAGAATCAAAAATTAGAAACTAACAGTTCCCTGCCATTGGTTTGCTTTCCCTTAGAAACCGTATATTTCAAATCAACCGACCTAATTCCAAACCCGCTGAACACGTCCCGAATTTCCGGATGATCATTGATGCTCAAGATGAACTGGCTCTTAATCCCGGCCAGAACGTCCGCCATCTGCTGATAGTCGGACAACTCAAGATTGTGCTCGTAAAACGGCGCCTTGTAGTAAGGCGGATCGCAATAAAACAGCGTCCCCGGCTTGTCGTACCGCCGGATAAAATCCTCCCAGGGCAGATGCTCTATCGTTACTCCTACCAGCCGTAAATGGACCGCAGATAGCTCCTCCTCCATGCGCAAAAGGTTGATGCGCGGTGCATGCATGGGAGCCGTGCCATAGACCCGGCCTTTGACCCTCCCGCCGAAACAAAGCCGCTGCAGGTAATAATAGCGGGCCGCCCGCTGGATGTCGGTCAAACCGCCGGCAGCCTGCTGGCGCTTCCAATCCTCGAACCATTCCCGCGACGAAAGCAACCATTTAAACTGCCTTAAAAACTCCTCCAAGTGGTTCTGCAGCACCCGGTAAAAAGCCACCAGGTCGCTGTCCAGATCATTGATCACCTCATATTTCGATTCCGGCTTTTTAAAAAACACCCAGGCCGCGCCGGCAAATACCTCGCAGTAGGCTTTATGCTCGGGCATCATATCGATAATTGTTTTCGCCAGTTTCGATTTCCCGCCAATGTACGCTAATGGGCTGTTCACGGCCGCCTCCTTGTGCATTCGAATCGACGTGTGATATTAAACCCGTGCGTTTGGTCCCTCCAGCGCACCGGGCCGTCTGATTTCAGATGTCTGGTTGTCCTCGAGCAGCCATTCGCCCCGGGGATGCTCCAACATCCACCGGGGCGGCCCAACCCTTCCTAACTCGACCTGGCGGCCTTCACCGCCGCCTTGAGCCGGCGCTTGAGATCCTTGTCGGCGTTCAGAGCCTTGTTGAAATGTTTTTCATTGTTCCGGGCGATCAAAAAGGTAACGCCCACACCGATACCGATTCCCAATAAAATCCATCCTGCTGCTGCCATTTTTCCCTCCTCTTGGTTGATGAATAAAACGCCTTTATTCAGGCCGTTTATAAATTTTTGCGCCCAGATTTTGCGTCCATCCAATCTCTTCGGAATACTGGGCGTACATGCTTTTGATGGCGGCCTCCAGGGCGCTCGAACGGCTCAGATTTGTCGGATTGACCCCATCCGTGCCATCGTCGAACCAATCCGCCTGGGCCATGATGTGGATCTCGTAGCTTTCCTCGTGATCGACGTCGCCCGTGTAACTTCCATCGACCCAAATATCTCCGCCGCTCGCGGACTGGGTTGCCTTTTGGATCAGGATTCCGAAAATCTGAGTGATTATTGATTCGTTGAATCGGGTCGCCTGGATGTAGGTCCCGTCAAGGACGAACGTTTGATTGACCGCATCCCAATGGTAGTCGGTCTTTTTTTCCTGATAGCAATAGGCATCGAATTCTCCCAAATTGATCGGCTCCGTCATGCCTAACGGGGTGTGTATCCGTAACTTCGATTGGCCCGTCCGCCATCGTTCCGCGTCGCACTCGACGTCCGGTATCGAACCGGGATGAACCGTTGACGATTGTTGATAATAGACCCAATGCTCCAGCCGCATGATTCCGTAATGCTCCTGGTTGATCCGATCCCGGAGTCGCCGCGTGTAAAAGAAAAAATTGGAGTCGGAGAGCGCCGGCGCATTCGCGCCCAAATCCACGTTAATCGAATAAAAAAGCGACCGCGTGTCGTTATAATCGGACGAGTTAAACGTCGGATTATACCAGACCCCTGACACATGGCTAGAGGCTCCCGCGCCCTCCATATATTCCGTGCAATAGGTTTCCGGCCATTCTCCGGATTGGGAAAGGGATTCATATTGCGTCATCTTGTATTCCCCGTCGTAATCGAACTCGGACGGGTATTCTCTCATCAAAAAATTAGAGTAGTTTAACAGATCGTCAGGCCAATAAACTGTCCCAGGCTGGCCGCCCCAAGAACCTGTCTGAAGCCCATCGGTATCCACCGTCTGGTAGACCTGCTGAGAATCCGGCCAGTCCTCTTCGAACCGCTCGAAAAAAAGTTCCAGATCGTCCGAAGAGGCCGGCCATGTGACCCCTTCCAGCGTCGCATCATGGGCATAGTCGTCGGTTCTCGGGTCCCAGACGATATAGGCCCCATCCTGGCCGTCAGCCGCGACAACGATCACAACGAACTGATCGCCGCATGCCCTCGGCTCTTGCTTAAAACCGATAACGGTCGCCTGGGCATCGGTACGATAGGGCTCCCATTTGACGATCACCGTGTCGCCATCCTCGAAGGCCGCAGCGTTGCAGGACATGTATTCAATGGGCACGTCATCCAGGGCGTTGACCGCGTTGATGTCCAGATCCTGGATGCTGCTGAACAGCGGATCGAAAACCACCCGGCAGGTATTTTGGATCTCGTCGATATTGTGGATCGTCGCGTATCGATAGGTCGGGCGCCATTTCTGGATGGCGGGCATGATGGCAAAATTCAGCATGGCGTCGGCCACCGGCAAGGTAAGGAAGGGAACGGCCTGCCCGTCCAGGGATTGTACCCAGACAGCGCCGTCATCGTAGCCCGGCCGGATGTTGATCCCGTTTTTCGCCTCGGCGCCGGGCTCGATGGTGCCGACCTCCCCGGTTAAGCCCTCGGTGAAATCCGCGCACCAGGCCGTGGTCCGATAGTCCATGTCTTCGATGATCGCATCCAGTTCGGCGATCCTTTTTTGAAGGGAGGATTTTCTCAATTGAAGTGCGGCCAGAATATTCGGATCGCTTTCTTCAGCGATTCGGGCATCTACGTTGGCCAGGGCCGCTGCGAGATGGCTGTGTTTTAATGCAGCCGCTGCGGTGTCATGCTTAACCTCGATGGTGTATTGCCCATCCCCGATCTCGTTTATGATCTCAGCTTTGCCCATCACCCGGCCTCGACCACATCGACGTATTGCCGCGTCGGTGACAGCAGGCAAACGATGCTGCCCACTGTCATCTCGTCAGACCCATAAACCGCAGTGTCTCCGGGCCGCAGATAGAAATCGGGCTTGGCGCATCGGTACTGCCGACGGCCGTCGGCCATGACGGTTTCGGTTTTGACGCCTTTCAGGGCGACTACGCTCGGTGAGAGATAGGTCCGGGTCCGGTAGCCCACCAGCGTCATGCTTTGGCTGTTCCCGCCGCGATCTGTCCGGTCGCTGTAATAATCGACCCGGATCAGCTCTTCCCGCAAAACCTCTTCGCCCTCGTCGACGGCCGCCATGTCGACCACGATCTCACCGTTCGGCCTGGCCGCGATTGCCGCAGCCGCCGCAGCCGTGTACACGATGGACAATGCAAGATAGGATGGCTCTCCCGTTCGCATCCGCAGCTGGAGCGATTTCAAACCAGATAAATCGTAGTCCTCCAGCCCGTCCGCCGCTCCGGTCATGCGCGCATGATATCGGTAGATCAGCAGCAGGTCGCCGTATTGGGCCATCCATTTCGTCAAATTCAGCGCCCCGGCGGTCGCTCCGAACAAAATTCCTGCCTGGCCGTTGGCGTTGCGAACCAGACCGCCGCCGGCAACGGCGGAAAGAACGAAGCCGGCACTTCCACCGACCTGCTTTTCGAAATTAACGCCGGCAGTCGCCCCGAAAACCATCCCGGATGGGGCACTCTGGAAAGACGAAACTGTTTCGACTCCGGGCGCGTCGTTCAATGTGAACCCGGCCGTTCCCCCGACGCCATCAAAACCGTCGGCGTAGACCACCGTGAAATTATCCCAGAGGCAATAGGTGTCAGTATAAGTGATGTCGCGGAACGTGAGATAAATCCAGATGTCATCGGTCGAGACCGTGCGGGTCCACATGGTTTGCCAGAAATAGCCGTTATCGTACTTTTCCAGCTTTAAACTGCTTCCCGTCCGCGTCACACGCAGGGTTGCAACGGTATCGTTGTTTGACATGATTCCGGTAGTTCCCGGCGACCCGGAAACCCAAAAGTTGGCCGCATAATCATCGCCATAGGCCCCGAAAAAACCATAGTTGTTCGAGTCCATATAAAGATAAATAAACGACCGCTGCGCCGTGGAAGAATGTTGGGAGAAGTCCAAATCAACGGTGAACTGGAAGTTGCCGATGAGTTTGTAGTTGGTCCGGACGTTGGCATGCCGCCCGGAGGTCGAACTGGCGAACTGCTTGAGCTGGTTGCCGGAGATCTCGGAAACGCCGTCGGCAAGGGACAGCACGGAGAGCGCGGCATTTTCATCCCAGAACGCCGCGTTGGGGGCGTCGCCGTCCACACCGCTGAAATCATCGTTGCCGTAAACTGCCATTATGCGTCATCAGCTCCGGTGACCGTGACAAACACCTTGATGACATCGTCATCAGAAATTCCGGTGACCGCCCCGCCGGTAAACTGCACCACCGGACCAAGGATGGCGCCGGAAGCGGCCTGATCGCCCTTGGTATCGTCGGATACCAGGGCCGCGCCGTAAATGGTCGCATCGGTGCCGTCCATCGTGAACTCGGCCTTGGAGGAAGTGTTGCTGATGGACTTGCCCGATACGCCATCCTCCGACCAGGCCGGCCGGGTGCTTTCGTCGTATCCGTCGGACTCGGTAAATCCGGGCGATGCATAGGTATCGGTTGCCACCGGTGTGTGATCGTCAGAAAACAGGAGGACATACCAGGCGGTTATCGGGGTGCCGCCCGACAATGACGCGTCAAGAACGTGGTTGATGAACTCGTCGGGGCAAAGGTTTTCTTCGATCCGCTCGGCCAGCATCTTGTCACCACGCCAATGCTGAACCACCCAACGGCTGCCGATGACAATTTTTTGATGAGAATTTTTCATTGGATAAATTTCTCCGAAAAATAGATGGTGATCCTGGAAACGCCGTCGCGGGCGGCTTTCAAGCCATAGATGTAGCCGATATAAACACCGTCCCAGTAGGAGACCCGGATCTGGCTGGCGTTTTCGAACAACGACCGGATAACGGCGATATCGGTATCGGACAGCCGGCATTCGGCAACCAGGGTGCGGTCGATCTCGCTGACGCCGTAGTGAGAAAGTACGCCGCCGCCGTCCAGGGTCTTGTCCCGGCTGATTCGGGCAGTGTTTTCATAGGTCGCGGTGAGCTGATAGTTGCGGATGCGCAGATGGCCGGCACTGTCGGCAGTGGTCTTGCTGACAAAAATCATGGCGCACCGCCAAGCAAAAGTTGATCGAGCCCCTCCTGGGTGGCCCGGATCTGAAGCCTTCTTAAAAATGTCCAGATAACCATCTCTATATCCGGCTCCATCCCATCGCAATTGACTGTGATCATGCTGTCCCCACGCTGAACAGCCTCGGCTTTTGCATCAACGTACTTGGCCTGGGCTTCGGTCAATTTTTTCTGGGATTCGAGGGCTTCGCGCTCAAGTGAAACTTGTTCTTTGAGGATGTCCTGTAAAAACCATTTCTCTGACATGGACCCTTCAAAGCCGGCCAGGTCGGAAAACATGCTGGAACTGGCGTCCGCGATGGCCGCAACGCTTTCGCCGGCGGCTTCAAAGGCTGCTTTCATAGTCTCGGCGTTGGCCTCGACCTCGGCGATATCGAGCTTGGCCTTGAACTCGATGGCTGTCTGAAGGGTTTCGGCTTGGGCCTTGACCTGGGCGATCTGTAGATCGGTTTCGATTTCGAGGCGTTTGACGGCGGGGATGGCCTCTTCGATCTTTTCCTTTGCATTGTCGACCTGGGCGGTGTCGACCGGTACGACAATCGTTTCCCACTGGCCTGTCTTCTCGCTGTAATATTCCAGCGTCTGCAGTTTTTTCTCTGCATCGGCCGTGTCGATATCGACGGCCTTTTCCTCTTCGACCAGGATGCCCAGTTCCCGCATCTTCTCGGTCAACTCGGCCGTGGAATCGACGGCGTCGTCCATGCTGTTGACCAGTGCCAGGTTATCTTCATAGGTGGTTTCTGCTGCATCCTCGGCCGCCTCGGCTCTTTCGGCCATTACCTGACTGAGCCGCTGCTCGACCTCGATGGCCTCCTGGCGGACGCGCTGGGCCTCTTCTTCTACCCCGAAGACGCCTGTGTATTTGTCGATGAATTTGAGTACGGACTGGGTGGCCGTGTCGACCTCGGGGACCAACTCGCGGTAAAGCGTACCGATCTCCCATCCAATGCCGAATGCGGCCGCCGCGCTACCAACTACCTTTAGCGCCGATGCGAGGCCGCCGGAACCCACCAGGGATGTGGTTAATTTGGCAACGGAACCGGTAGACAAAACATTGAGCACTCCGCCCATGCCCTTGATTGCTGTGGAAACGGTCGCAATCGGAACGGATATGGCCGTCACCGCTGCGCCGATGCCGGCAATATTCGCAGCGGTCGTTTTCGTGCCTTCATCGAGGGAGTTGAACCAGCCGATCAGATCGCCGATTCTTGCGGCAACGGCCACAAAGATCTCGCCGAGCCCTTTGCTGAAGTCGACCAAACTTTCCAGCGAATCCACCACCCGCTGGATACCGTCGCGCAGGCTGTCCGCATCGCCGAAATCGATGTCGTCAAACAGGCTCGTGATGAGATCTTTTATCTCTCCCAGCGAATCCAGGAAACCGGAATAGTCAACGCCCTCCAGCGCCTCGGGCAGGTTTTCTGCAATCTGTTCCAGCTTGGCTGCGATCCCATCGAGAAAATCGTTTAAGGCATCCAGGATCGGTTCGAAAGCGCCGGCGTCCACGGCATCCTCGAGGGCGTTCAAAACGGCCGTGATGCCATCGACCGCACCGGTACCGGCCGTCTGGAAGTCGTCGCCAATGGAAGAGGAAAGATTCTTGAATCCCTGCACAAGCCGGTTGACCGCCACCTCCGGGTCTTTCAACCGCTCGGCCACCTCTTTGGCGGCGGACCCGGTCGCGTTCATGGCCACGGCGGTGATCTCGGTCGATTTGCTCAGGCCGTCGAACACCTCCACCATGCGGGCGCTCTGCTCGATACCCACCAGCTGCTGGGTGACGAACAGCTTCTGCGGCTCGTCAATCGTCTGGAAAGCCCTGGCCACATCATAGAGAATATCCTTGCCGGACCGCAGCTGCCCGTTGGCGTCTTTTTGTGAAACGCCGATGGAGGCCAGGGCCTCCTGCACCGGTTTACTGTCGTCGATAAGTTTGAGCAGGCCGGTTTTCAGGGCCACGGCCGCCTCGTCGCCGGACCGGAATACCTCGATCACAGGGGTGACGACGCCGGCGGTCTCCTCCATGGAAAAACCCATGGTGCGGGCGATGGGAGAAATCCCGGCCATGCCCCGGCCGAGCTGTTCGATGTCGGTGGCGTAGTTGTTGGAAACCTCGTTGAGGATGTCGATCAGCCGCCGGGCATCCTCGGCCGGCGCCTTGAACCCCTTCAATGATGCGATCAGGATTTCGCTGGAGGCGGACGCTGCCAGTTCGCCGGCAATGACCAGGTCCATGCCGTCCTTGGCCAGGGTCATGGCCCCCTGGATATCGAAGCCGGCCTGTTTGTAGCTGGCCGTGGAACTGAGGACCGAGGCCGCCGACTCGCCGTATTCGTTGGACAGGCCCTTGGCACTGACCTTGGCGGTCTCCAGGGCCTGCACATTATCGCCGGCAACCTTTTTCAGTTCGGTGAAAGCGCTTTGAAGTTTGGAGGATTCGCTATAGGCATAGGCGATCCCCGCAGCGGCCATCGCCGCCAGTACCGCATCGAGTTTGACAACGGCGCTGGTCACAGCGGCGAACGGCTGGGCGATGTCGCGCACATTGCTGCCCAGACTGTCCATGTCCTGGCCCACGGCAGAAAACGTCGATCCCGTGCGATTGGTCGCCAGGATGAGCAGTTCGATTTTTTTGGTCAGGCTGTTGGCCATGGTTCAAGTCTTCAATTCTACCGCGCCATTTTTTTCCGGAACCGATGCCACAACATCCGCTCCGTCTCCGTCAGATACCCGTGAGGAAAAATATCGGGTATCACTTCGAAGAGAAATCGGTGCCCTCCGAATCCGCCTCCGGAGCACATGGTGAGGGCGTCCTGCACCCGAGGGGTGGCCCAGAGGCGTTCGATTCCCCCAGCGGCACATGCCCCAGGGAAGTCAGCCGATTGATGGCGTTGAACAATTTAAGAAAAGAATCGATGTGAAATTCAGCCAGTCGCACCGCATCGCTCTGCTCCAGCTTTACCGATGCGCACCCGAACTGCACATAGGCGATGGCCTTGGCAAGTGCGTCCGGAACGCTGGACCCGCCAAGACCCAAAGCCTCGAGCGCCGCCTCAATGGCCTCGGCGCCCTTGCCGTCGGCCAGCTTTTTGACCAGCCCTTCGAGATTCTTGTTGACGGCCACGCGCTGCTCGGCCCGATAAACTTCCGGGCCGGTCAGGTTCTGGACGACGATTACCGGCTTTTCGTCATCGTCGAAAAAGGCGGCCAGGGCCGGAACCGGCACCGGTTCTGTACGCCGCTCGTATTCCGTCGTTCGGTATTTTTCGATATTAAACGGCATGTCTCCTCCGGAACATTCTCTCTACGATGAGAACTCCACCGACGGTTTTTCGCAGTAAATGGTGCAGCTGATCTTGTTGGGATTGCCCGAAGGAAACTCCCGGTCGAACGCCAGCAGCCCCTGGGTCAGCATGTAGGGCAGCTTGTTGGCGTCCGGCCACCATTTGACGGTCACCGTCTGGTTTTTCTCCCGCACGATGCCATCGGTGATGCCGTCTTTCACGTACAGGGTAAAAGAGGCGTCGCCGACCGAGTCGGCCTTCATCGATCCGATGGCGCCGGAAACGCCCGATCCCTCGTAGACGGCGGTGCTGGATTTGGTGACGCCCATCTCGGCCGGTTTGAAATCGGCCACGTTCTGCTGAACCGTCAGGCTGGGTGTATAGAATTTGATGTACACCCGCTTGGCCGCAGGGCCGGTATGGATCGCCGGCAAGGGCGTATTGAATTTTATGTGGGCGTTTTTCTCAGCAGCCACTTCGGCGTAGCTGCCCTTGCCCACGTTGTGCTCCTCGAAGCCGGGAATGTCCGCATATTCGGCGTGATCATTGGGCGCCTGGTAGATCTCGGACTCGGCAATGACGGCGCTGGACTGGCTGTTCATGCGAACCTGTCCCAGTTCGACGGCATCCTCCGGGATCAGCGGCGGGCCGCCGGCGGCGCCACGGGTTTCTGAAAACTCGGTACCCTCGGTGCCCTCGACTTCGTCCAGGCCGCCAACGTCGGTCATGATGATTGACGAAATCTTGAAATTTTCGGTGGACGGCCGGGTCACCGCCTGGCTGCCGGCCGCAACAGAGTGCTCGACGCCCTTGGAATAGGCCGTAAATGCGGCCACGGTCACCGTGTCGTTGGCTGCGTTGGGAGAAAGCACCCGCTGCCCGGTCACGATCCCGTTGGGCCGCACGTCGGGCTCGTATCCCGAGCGCCCGCTCCACAGGGCGCCAAGGTTGAAACGCTGGTGGTCGCCCGAGTCGGCCATAACCGAGAAGTCGGTCAGGGTGCGACTCAACTCGACCGCTACCTTTCCTCGTTGAGATGATGACATTTCGATCTCCTTTGGTTCCACAAGGGATGCCGTCCGGCGGCCCTTGCGAGGTTATTTGCTACGAACTGGTGTACTCGGCTTCTATGCGATAGTTCAGGCCGTAAACGAGCAGCGGGCCGGAGGCCATGATCAATCGTTCCCGCACCGGCCACAGCTCTCCCACGTTCTCCACGATTCTGCCGATCAGCCGGTCCCGCACGGCCTCGATGATCAGGTGGCACGCCTCGGCGCCGTCCGCCCGGCTGCGGTGATTCTTGGCGATGAGCACAACCGTGAAGTTCATGGTGTGCTCGGCCAGGATTTCTTCCATCTTTCGGTCTTCGAAACTGGCCCCATCGTAAAGCACCCACAATGCCGGCAACCGCTTGGGATTGGTTTTCAATTCGTCGATATCCCCGGCGAACTGATCGACACCGCCGGCGGCTTCAGAAATGTCACCCAGGGCCGTGATGATATCGTCGATGCTTTCCTGGATCAGGGCGGTCAACTCCATTGGATCGACGCCTTTTCCCCTGCCCGGTTCAAACAGATCGATGGGCGCCCAGCCTTTCAGGTATTTGCTGCGCTCCTGGGGCCGGCGGGCATATTCGTCCATCCAGTTGGCCACCATGCAATGGGCCATTTCCATTGTCAGGCACTTGCCACCCACCACTTTTTCGTAAACCTTGCGGTGGAGTTTTTCGCCGCGCATCAATCGCGGCGGCTTGTTGGCGATAGAGGTGCCGGTGTAGGTGGGCGCGTCGCGCTCCATTTCTGCCATAACGCCGAAAAAACGCTCCACGGTTTTGGATTGGCCGTGATACGCCCATGCAAATATGGTCTGGATGCCCAAATTGCTGTAGATGCCGGAAAGACCGGCCTGTTCGAGATCGGTATCGAGGCCGGTGCCCTGGAAGTACTTGGATTTAAAGGCTTTGCCATTATCCAGATAGACCACGCGCGGGATCTTGCCCAGCATGAGGATCGCCCGGCGCAGCGCGACCGAAATGGCGACGGTGTTTTCCGTGGGGGCGATCTCCCAGCCGCAGGGCATGTTGGACCGCATGTCAAAAAACGTGATCAACTGCATCCGCTCGATCTTGCCGGTCCACGGATTCAGGATCTGGAAGTTGAGTTTATGGCCGTCGGCCACCAGGATGTCGCCCACGTTGATCAGTTCCGGATTGCGCTCGATGGAGTAGCAACAATTGTCGTTCCAGTATTTCTTGCCATGGCGCTGAAAACACCAGATGTCATAATTGTGGGCCTTGAAATCCATCAGCCAGCGCCGGTAGGTGTCCGGGCTGTGACCGTTGTCGATTCCCAGTTCGGCCATGCGATTCTTGGCTTTGCGGATGATTTCGGAAATCAAACGCTTGTTGGGATGCAGGGCGATCTGGAGGATGACGGTGGCCTGCTGGGCGGTGACGATGGATTTGCCGCGCCGCCACCGGCCCCGGCGGTCGGAAAGATCGCCGCCGGCCCGAATGGTGCGCTTCCAGCCCTCGATGGTTTTCCAGGAGACCGGTCCGACGATGGCGTGGATCTCCTCGAAGATCAGTCCGGAATTGTATGCCAGGATAAAATTGTCACGGGCCACGGCCTTGTTGCCATGACCGGCGGCGGCCAGGGTGCGGGTGTATTGCAAAAGCAGGTCGGTCTTGGCACTGAATACGGCTTTTTGCTTCTCGGTCATCGCCGGTACCGGCGTTTTCTCCGGTGCGGCCATCGGAAGGCGGTTCGTGGATGCCGCCGGCAGGTTGCAAACCAGTTCCCTATTATAAAGGAGGCGGATGTCCTCGGGCAGGCTGTCGACGGGGTAATGCTTGATCTTGCCACCACGGCCGGTTGATAAGTTAAATTTCCAGCCCTCCTTAAGCGCCCGTTTTCTGGCCGCCCTGACGGTCACGCCAAGCAAGTTTGATATTTCTTTTGCCGTGAGTGCCTGCATGATCAATCCTCGATAAAACGCCTCAACCGTTCGATGAACTCGATCACCTTTTTACGGTCGATCCCCTTGAAATTGTTTTTCTTGGCGGTAAAGAGTTTTTCCGTGATCGTCAGGAATGCTTCTACAAAGTCCTCGGGCAGTTCGCGTGCGGCCTGGGTGATTTTCGTTCCGGTCCGTTGGAGGGTGACACCCAATTTTTCGTTGACCAATTTCTTGACATGGGCGCCGGTGGGTTTTCCTTTCGGGGAGGTTTGGACGGCACGCTGCCAAACCTCGATCTGTTCTTCCGGTCCGGAAAGCTTCGCCATCGACCGGATCTGGCGTTCGTTTGATGGCAGGCAAAGAAACGGGCTGATATCCGAACCGGAAGGTGGATTTTGTAACCCATGGGTGACATTCTCGAACACATTGGCGGCATCGATCAATCGATAGGCGGTCTGCCTGGATATCCCGAACTTGGATTCCACATAGACCTCAAAGGTCGGATGGGTTTTGCGATAATATTTTTCCCCATGGATTTCCCGCAGTGCGAGGCCGCTGTCGAAGGGGCCTTTCATGCCTTCGAAAACGACCCTCTCAAGTTCCTCCAGACGGTTTTGTTCTTGCTCCGTCAATGGATCGACCACTTCAACTTCGCTGTTTCCCATGTTCACCACCTTTTTATGCGATACGGTTATCGATCATATGTTCAGGACAACCCTTCTTGCGCAGGTACGCCAGCACCCGTTCATCGTCCTCCTGGCCTCGTATGGTACGCCAGGTCGCCTCCATCGATGCGCCGGTAATCATCACCACGTCGCCGATGGAAATGTTATGTTCCCAAAGCCAGCTGGAGACCGCATTTCTAGCCATCAGGCCACCTTTTTCCTTTCGGGCCAGAATTTCTGACCCAGGCGCCGTTCGATAAAGTCCCGGATTTCCTGCGGCCGGCGCCTGCCGTTCACCACCTGCGAGATGTATTGCCGAGACACCCCCAGTTCGTCGGCCCAGTCGGACATCTTTTCGCCCTTGCGCAGGGCAATGGAACGGATGCGCCTGGCGGTAACTTTCCGGCCGATGCTTTTTTCATCGTCGCGGTCGTCTACATAAAGGGTGTAGGTGATTTTTCGTTTGCGGCTCATCTAAAGCTCCGATTCGATTCTGCGGACAATCCGATTTTTCTCCTTGATGTCCATTTTTGCCTTGGCCCATGAGAGCAATTTTTGTTCACGGTCGTCGACGATTCGAAGCCCCAACGGACGCGCCAGCGTCTCGATTACCGAACACCTCTCAACGGCGGCACAAAAAACGGGCAGCGCCTTCAAAGGGATGCTCCGGTTAAGTTCATTGGGATTGAGCCATTTTTCGAAGGTTTCGACGGTCAGGCGTTTGCAATTGCCACTGACCAGGCATACGCCGAAGCGTGCGGCCAAGTCGTTCATACGGTCCACGATCTGCTCTCGGGATAATCCGCATTCGCGGACATCGGTGTTCATGACCTGTTTGATCGGGCGGATCACATTCAGGGTGGGTTGGTCGAAGAGACCGAGTTGGATGGTGATGGGCTTGTTCATCTTGTCCGCCGATTCGATCCAGGTTGTCCGTTTTTTACGAAGACTCGGACATTGACATTCCGGGCTCATCTAAATTAGAGTAAGACCGTCGCTAACTTGTATAGCACTAAAAATAGTTATAGGCCCTATTTTTCGGTATGTCAACCCGATTTTTAGGTTCCTGCTAATTTTTCCAGCTCTTCCGACCTGTACCAATTACAACTTAATGGAATATTTGAAGAAAAAATGACAGTTCCTACTTCGAAAACCGGTTCCCACTTTAGTTCCGACTTTCATAAAGAAAGTGGGAACCCAGATTTCGGAAAAAGACTGACCTCAAAAAGAAAGCTTATAGGGTTGAGTCAGGATGCATTAGCCCTAAAAATAGGAACAAGTAAAAGCACTGTACAAAGGTATGAAAAAGGAGAGCTTCCAAAAGGCGACAAGCTTTTAGCATTATCTTTTACCCTTGATTGCTCATTAGATTGGCTACTTAAAGGCGAGGGAGGCCCAAGCGAGCCATTTATTGATGATGAAAAGGCACCTACCAACAACATCCACGACTCGCAAAATTTTCACATTATTCAGGAATTCGAAGATCAAGAATTCGCGCTGGAGATCAACCAGGCCCTCATGGTCATGGAAAAAACCTCCTTAAAGGAGTTTTACAAGCTGGGAGGGTATATCAAGGCCCTGTCGGGAAGCGGGATCGAGATACGTACTGATTATAGCGGTTCCCAGAATAAGCAATATGATTCCGATGTCTGGGATGGCACCGAACGCAGATCGGGGAAAGATCGTCGCAAAACAGTAGGTAAAACTGACGTCAACCCGGAATAATAATACTCTGCCAGGATAGGTAATCTAAAATAGTGCTCAATTATCATTGCTCTCCTTAAATAAACCTTGGTTCAGTAAAAATCCGGAATACTGTTTAAATTTCTGGCTGAACCTGTTTTTGTTTTGAAATCTCGAAAGGGTAACGATTTGCCCTAAAATTGGCTCATTTTTTAGCGAAAAGTTGGTTCCGGGTAATTCTTTTCAAACGCAGTATAGTTTTCTCTCCAACTATTTAATTCAAAATATTATTTATTTGATTCCGGACACAGATTGCTGGTTCCGGTTATAGTCACGAGCACAGATGGAAATGCCTGGAACCGGCGCGAAATCAATAAAAGGTTTTCTGAAGCGATCTATCACTTTTGGCATAGGATAGTTACAATTGGGAAGGCTGTTTTTCGATATTTGTGTTGTTACCGAACTCAATTGGTAAAAATCATGATCTTATGAGTGAATTCCAGCAAAACTATAGAGGGAAGGCCTTCAATATGAAAATCACACATATTTTCAGTTTTCTTGTCCGCCCGGAAAAAGGTCAGGAAGTGCAATCTGAAGTTGGAGGGACATCAATACCGCTCGAGGGCAATCTGTATTATATGCTATTGACTATATTTGAACGAGCAACTGAGGATTGTAAAATAGATATAACTTTTTTGCCAAGTGGGGATGGAATTCAATTCAACCAGCGTAGGTCCGAAATACTTGATGTAATCAAACATCGAGACATTAAGCATGCACAGCTCCTTGCAAAACACCTTCAGTCAGTAACGACAAAAAGATCAAAATTAGGATTGTTTTTTATCGTTCTTGGAAGAGATGGGGGGACAGAACGAATTTACTTGTCAAGGTTCCCTGCAGATTTTGGTATCGTTGCTGAAGAAACGCAGAACGAGTTACATGTCGAGTTGATTGAGCAAGTTTTTATGAAAAGCGAAAAAAGCTATAAAGCCGTTGTTTTTGACGGCACAAATGCAGACTCTGATTTTTGGATAGGGAAAGCGATCGACAAACAAGTCAACGACAATTCTGTTTCTATCTCAGGGTATTGGATAAAGGAATTCCTGAAAGCTGATTTTCGCACCACTTCAGCTGCAGGGACTCGCAGGTTAGCAAAAGCAATTATGGAAACCATCAATCAGACGAACGATCTTGAAATTAAAGAAGAACTCACATCCGCGGCAAGACTTTCAAGATCATTGGCTAATAAGATAATCAGCATGGATAACTTTGCTGATAAATTTGGACTTTCCGAAAAAACTAAGAATGCGCTAATATCAACACTTCGAAACAGGAATCTTCGTTTTGATCAATTTAAGTTTTCTACCAGTGAATTTAGGAAACATGTCAGATTCCGATCTCTTCAAATCAGCAACGGTGCGATTTTAACCGCTCCATTAAACAGTTTCGATCAATGCTTTACAAAGCAATGTATTGCTGATGATAGCGACGAATATTTATTTAGCACGCAAGGTACCATTGTCGATGATCGCTTAAGAGCTAAAAAATCATGAAGAGCTTACTGGAGTTATATACAAATCGATATAATAATATATTAGTCCCCGCCGCCAAAGGTATAAAAGGACTTCTAATTGATTATTTTGAGGACTTTGAAAGAATTGACCGAATTTCAGCTAGAGCAAAATCTATAGATAGGTTTATGCAAAAAGCTCAAAATGAAATTAACGGGAAACCGAAATACTCAGATCCATTGAATCAAATTCAAGATCAAATTGGTGCACGCATTGTTACATTCTATAAAAAGGATGTTGATCGTGTAAGCGAAGTAGTACTTAAATATTTCAGACATATAGAACTAACCTCAATTGTGCCTGATTCTGATGCCGAATTTGGATATTTCGGCAAACACTTTATTTTGATAATTCCTCCAGATGTGTCTGAAGCGGAAGTTTCCGGTTGCCCAAAATTCTTTGAATTACAGGTAAAGACTCTATTTCAACACTCTTGGAGCGAAGCGAATCACGACCTCGGTTACAAACCGAATTCAGATTTATCTTCGGAGATCAAAAGGAAGATCGCATTTACATCAGCTCAAGCATGGGGCGCAGACGAAATTTTCAACGATCTTTTTTTAAGAATGAACCATATAGAGAGCTGATTCTCGCGCCGCCGTATCAAACAATCTTTGGAAGCGATCCCAAAAATCAACCCAAAACTAAATCGTGCGAAAACGGGTCGGACCGCGCTAACCGACAGGAATTTAATTAGTAACGCTTAAAAATCACGCAATTTTTAGCCTTAAACGGCCCTTTTAATGCCAGCGCATAGATCTACCATGATAGTTTTACTTTAATATTTTAGAGCCATAAATAGGCATATTGGAGGTGACTTAAATGGGAAATTTAACAGTAGGTGAATTAAAAAAGAGACTCTCAGTTTACAAAGATTCTGCCAAGATATCGTTTGCCGGAGGATTGACTTTCTATCAATTGAAGACTTGGTCAGACAACGAACTCTTTGTTGAATTCAACGAACCAGAAGGTTATCTTTCAGACGAGTTTAGAAAGCGAAATCCTGGCGTCAAGGTTGTATTTATTGATCCCACCGGGGCAAACTGTAGCGCGTCTGGAATTATAGGTGATGTAGACGTTAGTGTAAGGTAATTAGTTATTGAGGCAGATTAACAGAAATGGGGCCATGCTAAGACCCACCGCCGAAGGATGTTAACAAGATGTCTATATAATATTCCCATGCAGCACGTAAAATGGACGTCTATTGATTATCAATTTTAGAGAATCATGGAAGAAGAAATGTACCCTGGCTTCGAATTACACTTTGAAATGACAATGAGATCATTCCTGGGAAATAAGGCGGATCATATTGCCGGTCAGGCGTATAGTCCTCAGGTTCGAAAAAAGTGGTATCGAAAAGCACTCCTAAAAGCCCAGAAGCAGATAATGTCTATTGATACATCCACATCCCATCGGGAGCAACTTAATACATGGTGTGAAGCGGCTTTAAAGGTCTTAGGAGAACGTAAATTAGATGAATATAAACTACTAATTTATTTGTTTCGTCTAATAAGTGCACTATTGGGATTTCGTGGTTTGAAAGGGGTAACTCTATATTCAGCATTTTTTTGGCAAAACAAAGGACAGTATTATACTGAGCAGCTTAATTCCGTTGCTGACCCAATGATTGATTATTATGATATTGAAAATTCCGTTTCTATAAGAAAAGAGCTCGTTAAAGAGCTAAAAGAGCGAGGCTTATCGGATTTTAAAATCGCACAAGTGTTGAACACAACGGAGTATCAAGTAAAAAAAATGAAAAATAATCTCTAACCTCGCCACGCACATGGCCTCGCAGTGGCGGGCCTCCTTGGCTTTGGCATAGTTTGGTCTTTAACTATTTTTTGCGGAGTCCGGAAACCCTGCTCGCATTGGTGGCGTTGTCCAAATTTCTGAGATAGTGTGCAAATATCGCAAAATATTTTGCGTTTTCAGGTCATTTTTCTGATTTTTAAAATTCGTCGAAAATCCGCTCCATACCCGCTTGTCAAAACATCACCACCACGCCAAAAACACCGACATTAAAGCATATCCATCCGAACCAGAATCCCATTGAATCCCGCCAAATCCCGTCAAATCCCGCCTATTCGTTTTGCTTAGATAGTGTGCGTGCGGTAAATGGATATAAATTTCCACGCTAAATCAGAATTATTCCCACGCTATCTCAGAAAAATACGGGCCTGCAAATACTGAACGCAAAAAACCTGTGCGAATCGTAATAAACGGATCGCCAGGCTGATTTAGCCGAGTTTTTGAGCTGAAATCCTCCCTAATAATTTGTGATCAACAGCTCCCTACCGGCGGTCTGCTTGGCCTTCGATACAGAATATTTCAAAACCACCGGTCTGATTTCGAACCGGCTAAAAACCTTCCGAATTTCCGGATGGTCGTTGATGCTCAAAATGAATTTGCCGTCTATGGTTGCGAGAACGTTGGCCATTTGCTTGTAGTCGCCGAGTTCCAAATTGTGCTCGTAATACGGCATTTTGTAATATGGCGGATCGCAATAAAACAGCACCTCCGGACGGTCATATTTGCCAACAAAAACGTCCCAGGTAAGGTGCTCGATGGTAACGCCGACCAGGCGAAGGTGAACAGCTGACAGTTCCTCCTCGAGGCGCAACAGGTTAATCCGAGGCGGATGCATGGGGCCGGCCCCAAACGTGCGGCCCTTAACCCGTCCTGCGAAGCAAAGACGCTGCGTGTAATAATAACGGGCGGCCCGCTGAATGTCGGTCAGGCCGCCAGCAGCTTGCTGGCGCTTCCAGTCCCCGAACCATTCTCGAGACGATAAAATCCATTTAAACTGCTTTAAAAATTCTTCGAGATGGTTCTGCAGCACCCGATAAAAAACGACCAAATCACTATCAAGATCATTGATCACTTCGTATTTCGAAAAAGGCTTTTTGAAAAACACCCAGGCCGCTCCCGCAAAGACCTCACAATAGGATTTGTGATCGGGCATCATGTCGATAATGGTTTGAGCCAATTTCGACTTACCACCAATATACGCTAATGGGCTGTTCACGGCCGTCTCCTTGTGTATTTGAATCAACGTGTGATATAGCCCTGATGCTTCACCCAAAGCATTGGGCCGTCTGATTTCAGATGTCTGGTTGAACCAAGGCAGCCATTCGCCCTGGGGATGTTAGCGCATCCACCAGGGCGGCCCAAACCTCCCTAACTCAACTTGGCGGCTTTCACCGCAGCATTAAGTCTGCGTTTGAGTTCCTTGTCGGAGTTCAGCGCCCGATTTATATATCTCTGGTTGTTACGGGCTACGAAAAAGGTTACTGCCACACCGAGGATAACCCCGGCGAGTAAAAATCCTGCTTCGATCATTTTTCTTTCGTTTGGGTATTTAACCCTCATCGCCAAACACCTAATGCAACCCGCAGCCAGACAGACTGACGCCGGTTAGTTGGGATGTTGATTCTCCGAGCGTGATCTCATATCCGCTCGATGGATCATTGTTTGAGTCAACCACAAATACATAAACAGTATTGTTGGTAGAAAAACCACCTTCTCGGACTGTAGCCGTAATTGATGAGTCGGACCAACTATCAATTGTGGCAATAGCGAGTTTAGTGCAGGATGTATAAATGGCATTGTTTCCGATTTCCACCCTGGCCGCTGCGTTATCTCCCGCAGCTATATAAATATCATCGAGGACATAGTTGTAGGTCGGATATGATGTTGACGCAAAATAGCCTGGAAAATTAATCCGGTCGAAACCAACGGCCATGTCACTTTCATCAAACCAAGCTACATCATGGTTTTCGTAGAATGTATGCCCGGATGAACTCACCGCTCCAAAAAACTCTCTCGACCCGGAATCGGTCGTTCCATTTCCTTTAAACCAAACAGACCACCTTACAGGCTCGTCCCACACCCACTGTTTGTTCGCTGCTGTGCTGCGCCCGGTGCCAGAACCCTGTCGTGGACTACCTTGGTCGTTAGAGTGAATGGTTTGCCAGTTGCCGCCACTATCAACTCCAGGCACCCACATATCCGGCTCGTTGTCCACACTCCAACCATCTGCGGTATAAAAAAACCATGCGTGTTTAACATTGGGAACCCCGTCGAGAGCTTCTTCTGTTGACGCCCCCGGCCACCTATAACCATCAGGCACATATGCAATTGATGATATGAATATTTCTATTTGGGTTGATCCAAAAATAAATCTATTTTGGACGGCCCCTGCCAGCCCGCAATGTCGGCTGCCCATATTGTTTGATAATGCAGGATCCGACCAGCCTTCACCGGGCCTCTGATTCCACGATCCCGTTACGGCAGCATCCGTGCTGCTAAATGTTTCATCATCTGACCCATCAGAAAAGTCGTCGAACAAGACAATTGTCGGTCCAGAGCCAAAGCTGGACCCGGATATCGTTATCTGCCGGCCGTTTTGAAACGTACCGCTTACACCCGTAATCGCAGGTGCAGCCATCGCCGAAGTGTATAAAAGACTAAAAAGAAGCGTCAGAAATATCCGTGTCATTTTCTATCCACCAATCTATGTGCATAGTCCCAGACCCAGCGTTAAATATTCTCACCCGAGCAAGCTGCCCTGTTTCGGTGCCGTCTATTGATTGTGTTCCTCCCGACCACGATGAGCCATCCGTTGACCACCAGACCTGAAATTCCGCGTTTCCTCCAGTTCCCTGTTTTACTCGCAATTTCCAATAAATTGTCGCTGGTGGGGAACTGATCTCGTTATAATTAATTTGCTTGGTCCCTCCGGTAGCCGTGACTTCCCAATCCTCATCATTTTGTATGCCGAGGATACCCAGTTGATTTGATGACCCGTCATAAAGCCTGACTGTTACTCCTGTACTGGAGTAGGATTCCGTAATACGCCACAGGAAAGCACAATATGTTTCACTTCTGGGCGTAACCGCTATTGATATATGCTCTCCCGCACCGAGTTCAATACACTCATCACCCTCCATGCTCAGCCCGGTAGTGCTGTAGTCATAATCAGGGGAACCAACTTCATCCGTCCAATCATCGTCATCTGCCTGTGTCTCAACTCCGTTTAAATGTACAAACGTTTGCCCACTCGCAACCGCCTGCCAACCACTGTCATAATAATAGCTGTCGCAGGTTTCCCACGAATCACCATCATAATAATAGCAATCGACCTCCGTGTCCCAATCCGCCCCGTCATAATAGTAGGTGTTAGCACAAACGACCGCTGCGAATAAGAGAATGGCTAATGCGATGAGTTTTTTCATTTTCCACCGCCATTAGGTATCATTGATGGAGGCACGCTGGTTTTAGCCTTTTCCTTTTTGGTCTCGGCAATTTGCTTCAGTTCTTTCCGCAGCACCGCCGCCTTGTTGCGTCGTTCGATGGATTCTTGCTTGGTGACTTTGAGAGATAGCCGCGTAATTAGAGATTTTAGTTGAACACTCTCGTCAAGCAACGCAGCGTGCTGAGCGGCAAGGTTCTCATACTTCAGTTGCCAGTTTTCTTCGGCCCATGCCGTGCCACAAAAAATCAGGAATACAATTAATACTCGAAACATATGTCCCCCGTTGCCGGACTGCCGATGCCTGTCCGGTCATCTGATAGAAAAAGACGGTTTACATTGCCGTCGCCGTTGACAATGAAAGCGCCGGATGCGCCTACCGCATTACCAAGAGCAGAAAGCACATTCGCCCCAAAGTCCGTCGAGTTGGGAACCGCATTGCCGCCCTCGGTAAGCGTATCAACTTCTAAAGATGTTCCAAGGTCGTATGCTCCAGATGCCATTTGATCAGGTCCAACGCCATCGTCCTCAATCATTGCTCCATCGAGCTTATCTGACCCATTATCCCACTGATTCGCTCCAACCGTAATATGCTTGCCTGTAGCAATTTCAAGGTCTTCTTCAAGGTTCAGATCAATTTTGATTTCCATCTGAGCGTCAGATTGGTCAACCAACCATGCGGTTGTGCGTGTGCCGCCGCTCATGTAAGTAGCCCAAATATCCGAGTCCTCGCTATCCTCGGTTGTCGTGATAAAATTGGCCCAAAAACCACCGGCCTCTTTGTCTGCGTTTTCGGAACCGGCACCGTCTGAATCGTTGAGGATCACATAAGGATCTGTGGAGGAATTCCAGATTGTGATATCATCTGGAACTTGAGCGTCAGTTACAGCGCCCTGCAAATCAGCCAAATCAAGCACACCTTCAAGGGCCGTTTCGAAACCCGCAATCGCCGCCATTGTCGCATAGTCTGCCGCAGTAACCAAAGACAAGCCGTTGGCACTCACAACATTTTCAGCCGACAACCCGGCTTCCGCCTCACTGGTCAAATAGGTGGCGTCGGTTGGCGCACCGGACCCACTTGGCCAAGAATCGTCAATGGCCTCGATCAGTTCGTTGAGCGTATCGTCGTCGGCATCGCCAAAGTTGGTATAGGAGTTTCCAGGAGTCAGATCCGTGAAGGCAGTATCACCAATGGCCGCCCCGGTCGCCATTGCCGTGACGCCGGTTTGTAAGATACTAATCGCTCCGGACACAGACACCGCCTCGATCCGGCTATCACCAACACCATCATAAATCAAAATTTGGGAGTTGTTCATGCCGGTGATTTCTGCCGTGATGCCGTCCAGAGTTGTATCGGACCCGCCAGCGCCCTCGACCGCTGTTTCCAGGGCTTGCAGGGCCGCTTTGATCGTCAAGTTGTCGTCTATCGTGCTGCCGTTGAACTCGCCCAGGTGGGTTGACCCTATGGCCACGCCCGAAAGAGTGACAAGATCGTCGGCCTGTAATGCGGCAACGGCAGCAGCCGCAGTGCCTGCGGCATCATACGATCCAGACAGGTCCGGAATATCACCTGCCTCAAGCCCGAATGTGACGGTGGCCCCGGAAAGATCCCAAGTGCCAGTGGGCGTCAGATCCAAACCATTTATGGTTGTCGTTAAAGTCAGCCATAAATCCCAAAGATCGTCCTGGCTAACAGCATGTGTGGTGTCCGCGTTGAAATTTCCCTCGGTAAAGGCTTCGTCCTGCACTTCTGCTGACCCTGCGGCTTGGGTATCCACACTAACCCATGCCGATCCAGACCACCGGCAGGTTACGACATCAGACCCGCCGCCCACGGTACAATCTGTTGCCCCGTCACCGTCCGTGACCTCGATCCGATCACCCGTTGTCGGAGATGTTGGCAGGGTGGCCACGGTGCATTGACCAATACGATAGGTAGTCCCTATAGCTAAATGCGTCACTCCTGCCTTGGTTTTGTACCCGGTACCGTCTTTTTCGAACGGGGACTCATCTCCCGGAGGCAAGGCCCATGCGTTGGTAACGCATATGGCCATCACGAGTAAAATTAGAGTAAAAAGTGCTTTTTTCATCTCACACTCTCCAGATAAAGGGTGAGCTGCTCACCTTCCCCGGGCGACGTCAGACCGACTGTCAGACCTCCATAAATCGACAAATATCCGCCGGACTCGGTGTAACTGGCCACCTTGACCAATTGGGCCGTCGTTGTGCTGCGGTCGGCGATGGTGGCACTTTCCATGGCATCGGTAAGGGTGACGGTGTACTGTCCAGATAGCGTGCCGATAGGCACCGTCTTGAGACGATATGAGTAAAGCCCGTTGACCAGCTTCTTGTCATCTCCATTCAGGTACGAAAACAGATCGAAGTTGGTACTCGAGGCGTCGGCCGTGAGATCTATTTTTACCAAGGCCTTGCCTTCCGCCTTGTTGTATTTGATAACGGAGGCGGCGATTTCCCATTCGGCCATCACAGGACCGGACGGTAGTGTAAAAAAGCATAATGCGATGAGTATCAGCAGCGTTCGTTTCATGACGGTCCTCCCTCAAGTTTATTTTGCTCGATCAATTTCCTGCTTTTTTGCATGTCGTCCAGAACACCGATCAGGGCCATGACAGCCGGGTCCGGCTTTGGGCGGCCGTTTCCGTTATGGTCAGTTTCGGTCATGTTGTTGCGAAAGGACTCGGTCGCCTGTTGATTTCCCAGCAGCAATGCGTTCGTGTGCCAGTGCAGCCGGGCGCGATACAAATCCAGACATTCCGCGACTCGAACATTCCCGCCATCTTTGGCTTTCAGATCCGCCTCCACCCATGCCGGACATCCGTCCTCTCCATTCCATGAGCGCTGCGGACAACCTTTTTTAAACTCTTTCAGTCCTCTGATGCACGGTGGTTTTCTCATCTTAATCCTTGGTTGCGGCAATGACTTCCTGGTAGTACGGAGGCGAAACCGAGCTAGTAGAAAACGGGTTGCTGCCTTGAGCCCCGCTGCTGATATAAGTTCTATCAAGGGTGGTCAGATCAGATGGCTTTTTCCATGCGGTTGCTCCGGATCCGGAAGCCACGGTTACCTCCTCGACAAAGGCCTCATAATTTTCCGTATCCGCTCTTATGGCTTTCAATGTTTCCGGATCGGTCGCATGGTAATCATAAATAAACATGGTGTGCCGGTGATCATTCAAATCATGGCTGTGCCCAGCTTGCGGATTGATATCTCCTCCGCTGCCGATATCCCCTGTTGCGGCATAGCAGAGCATGGCGTTGTCCTGCCAGTCGTCTTTACGCGTCCATCCGGTCGGCGCGGTATTTTGCCCGAACGCCGCGATACAGGTGCCGGCTTCGATATCTCCGGCGATACGGGCCGCTGCCTCTGCGGCATCGCCGGCTATCCTTGCTGCGGTTTCCTCGTCGGACGCAGCCTCGAAATACTGCAGCCACCGGTCCATAACCCGGAACGCCCAATTGAAATATTGGAACGGCGGTTTTTCCAACTTCAGCCAACCGGCCAATTTTTTGGCGCCGGATGGCTCGATAAATTTATCCGGGTCATCATCGGTGATCCACTCCAAATGCCCGGTTGTCGGTTTATCCGCCACGTTTTACTCCTTTTCTCAATTCACTTCTGCATTTTCGATCCCATTGACTGTCGGCGTTTCCGTCCAGTTTACCGTTGGTCCGGATGCGGCCTCCTCATCATAAACGTAGGCGCCTATGGGCCAACCCTCCGTGTCCATGCTTCTCGCGTCGATAATGATCTGATCCGGATCGGTGTCGTGGAACACTGTATCCGGTCCAAAAGCAAAGTCCCAGGGAATTGGATACGACTGCCCTTGGATCGTCAGTGTTGCGATATTGCCGCTCCCGAGATCCGCGCCCTGATCTATCAAAACGGTGCTGCTGGATGTCAGCCTGAAATCTCCTGCCGCCATATTACTAAGATAGGGATTGCCTACAGTATTCGTATCTGCAACTTGGCCCTGCAAGCCATTGTTGGTGAAACTGAGATCCGACCCGGCATCGGTTGTGTTGTCGTAAAGCCGCACAAAAATGCCGGTAGTATCCGGATCATAAGCGTGATTATTCCCTTGAATTATACCAGTTCCCGCGTCATCCAAATTGTCCCGTTGGCTCATAAAACGATAATCGGTCCTATTCATTCTGGCTTCGATTATCAGATTGTTACGAATCTTCGGCCCCTGCTCAAATTGATCTGCGTTGCAAGCCCACTTAATTCCCGAGTATGAGTAAGAGGTAGAAGGAAACCCACCCGCATATGTCCACCCAAGAGAAGCATCTTCGGTTGCGGGCCTATAGATGGTGTTGTTAAAAGCCCACATATTGACAAAATCGTCATGGCTCCCATTTTTTACTGCCGCATAGTTGATTCCCGAAAACTGGATGGTGTCCAAAATATTGGAAAAAACATATCCATTTATCACATCGAGCCCATTTAGCTCGAACGTCCCATCAAAAGCTTGCGAAACGTTAATACCCATCCCGCAATTTTTTACCCGGTTCCCATAAACAAAAAAGTTTGCCGGATCGTAACCAATAGAAATGCCGCCAGCGGTACCCCAATCTTTATCGTCAGCGTGGATATTGAGAACATTATTAAACCTGACAATAATTGGGCCTTCTGCCGTCAAGGCGGCATCACCTTTAATGTCTATGCCTATCCTATGATTCTGTTGATACCAAATATCGCGTACGATATTATATTCAACCAAAGCGTTGCGAACATCGTTCAAGTACATTCCCACCTGATTATAATCTGTGCTTTCCGCGTGCAGGTAGTTGAATGAGATAATTAGATCATCGACGTTATCAAGGCCCATGTGAGGCAAAACGGTGTAGGTATTATTGGGAGCCAGCTTTCCGATGTCATATAGATTGTTACCGTTATATCGACTCCCACCAATCGTCAGGTTATCCACAAAATCGTCTTGGCTTCCGGAGTTGGATTTTAAAACGGAAATGCCACGACCCATTAATGAGTAAAACGTACTGTTTGTGATTGTGCTCGTGTCTACGTTTCCATCATAAAGAACTCCGCTCACCGTCCGGTAAAACGTGCAATTATCGATGTCGATATTAGTAGCTTCGTTGGCGGTCGTACCGTAAATATAGATCCCCGAACGAAAAACCTTTGCGTCGCCACCGTTGGGAGAGCTGCCACCCACCGGGTCCGTGGTGGATGTCCAGGCAGTGGTCTGGCCATCGAAATCGATGTTTTTGAAAATAAGAAAATCCTCACCGGTCACATAGATGCAGCCACGATAATGGGATAGATCGTCGTCACTATCCAGACTCCAATAACCATCGGGCGCGGAGGCGTCGTAGGCGCTTGCATTTCCATCATACGTTACAGGATTGCCGGACGTGCCGCTATTGGGAACCGAAAACATTTCGGTGAAAGCCCCAGTAAAAATCACCGTATCGCCAGCCAGATCGGCAAAATTCCCCGTTCCAGCTTCCACAGTAGATTTGCTGGCACGGTTGGCGTAGTCGTCGCCGGATCCGTCACCAGCACTCGATTGAGCAGCCCAAAAATTGGCCGCGAAAACTGGCTGAACGGTAACGAGATAAACAAGCAGATATATGAGATATCGTTTGATCATTAGATGGGCACCTTAACGCTCACACGCGGCATCATATAGAGAAAGACATCGCCAGTTCCGCCACTACCATCAACCTGCAAAATAATGGCAACCCTGCACACGTCATCGCCGGCCGTGGTGGGTTTCACCAATGTCTGTAAGCCGCCCCCGGTCGTACCGGCATACAGGGGCTTGCCTTCATCCTGGTTGCCCGTCAGGGTCGTAAACCCATCCCGCCGCGCAAGCATACCCTCCACGCGCACCGTGATACTGTTTCCGGTTGTGGCCGTGGAAACCGCCACGCCAATCATGGGAAAGGTTTCCTTGTCCGTAGCCGTGACATCGGCGTCGAAAAGAAAGATGCGGCCGCCGTCATTCACACCATCGTTTTTGAAATAAACCTGGGGGAATCCGGAAAAACTGGCCAGATTGATATCCTCGCCGGCGGTCAGGGTGAGATAATCCACGGCCATATATTCGCCATCGGAAAGACTGCTCAGCGTGCCGGTGACGCCGGCCGCAACATACCCCTGGGCTTCGGCTTCGGTGGCGATCTGCGTGTTGGTCACATCCTCGAGCTTGCCTTCGTCATCAAGCTCCGATTCTTTCAAAATCGGCCCGTCGTCGGGATCCCATTTTCTCCACACCCCCTGGGTGGAGAAATCGTCGGGCCGGATAATGTCAGGGCTTGATTCGGCATCTGTGCCGTCCGCATCGAAGAGGAAGACTTGATAGGTAACCGTTGTGCCGCTGATGCTCGCCCTTACTGCCACGTCTCCATCGGAGAGATTCTCGTAATTCGGAGACCCGTAGCCCGTAATGTCCAGGGCGTCCAGGGCGCCGACGCCGCCGCCGGTCAAAGACGTTACGCCCCAAAGGTTGGCCGCCTGCCCTTGGGTCGCTACCAAAAGGATCAGCAAAGAAAAAATTGAAAGGATTTTTCTCATTTTAATAGTCCTTGAAAGTTATTCCGCCCGTGTCCTTGAAAGCGATGCCGCCCGTGTCCTTGAATGAAATAGCCACCCTTTCGGATGTCATCTGGATATAGGCCAATTCTCCGCCGGATGTCGGGTCGTCCACATCGCTGAATCCGTTGACCGTCGGATCGTCCGGATCGAAGCCGAAAGCGTTGGTGGGCGAAAAAATGATCGCCAGAAAATTCACCTCGACGCCGGCGGCCGACACCTTCTGCATAAGGTCGTAAACGAACTGGCTGATATCGCCATCGATTGGTTCGTCCGCATATAGATCGACCTGCGCCGGGTAGACCTCGACCACCCGGATGGTCTCGGCCTGGGAAATGATCCGCCAGACGCTGATGATATCTTCCAGCGTTCCCCGGCTGACCAGTTGCCCGCAACGCGCCTTGAGGAGGATGCGGTAAATGGCATCGCTCCAGCCGGCCCTGGGCGTGCCCACGATCCGGCCAATGCCGTCCAGCTGGGCGCCCTCGGAGTCGTCGATGCTCAGGCGCCCAGTCAGCGACGCAACGGCATCCTCCACCCCCTGCACCGGTTGCCCGTAAAGCGCCTGAATCAGCGCGGCAATATTCGGGCTGTGCCGGTACTGCATCAACAGCCGGGCCTGGGCGTCGGCCGTATGCGTGGTGATTGGAACAATCATGATGTCGTCACCGTGATGTTGCCGTGGGTCCAGGAGGACATCTCAACATCACCGCCCGACCCGTCGTCGATGTCCACGTTGTCGTCGCCGGTCGGTCCGGAATCCGTGCCGATCCTCACCGTCACATCGGTGATCCCGGCCACTTGGGCCAGCTGGGCCACCAGGCTCGGATAGACCACGATGTCCACTCCGGCGCCCAGATCATTTCCCCATTCCACCAGCAGATCTTTGATGACCGCATCGCCGTTGTCCGGGTAGTCGTCGTCAACCGTCAGGTCCAGCTCCAGGTAAATCGGGACCAGCACCGGCCTGGAAAACCGGCAGGTGTGGGTATAACCCTGGCTGTCCACCACATCCACGGATATATCGCCGTGAGGGCGAATGCCGGCCGGCTTGGCTTTCAGCATGAGCGTATCCGCAATCTCCTGATCCCGGTCGGTGACGCCCCCGGCCTGATAAACCACCACGGCAATCGATTTGGCCGGGATGCCGCGGGCGTCCGTTTCCAGCGTGTAGTTCTCGAACACGCTGCAGTGCTCGATGGCGGCTTTGGTGGTATCCTCGTTCAACGCCAGAATGGCCTTGCGGATCGCCTCGGTCGGCCCGGCATGGGATATCTGCAGGTTGTCATTTCTGCGAATTCTCAGCTCCGCGTCGGTTTCCAGGTCGCGCCCCTCGACGGCCGCGTTGGGATTGGTGACGCTGTCCAGCCCGGAAATCGGTGTGTCGATGTTGGTCAGCGCCCCGGCAGACACGGAAATGGGTCCGGTTTCGGTGGCGATGCAGTCCACCGTGGCGCTGCCGCCGGAAAGGGTCGCCTCTTCTTCGGTTTCGAAAGTCACATCCGGCGCACCGTCTACCGAGAGGACCGTTCCTGCCGGAACCACGGTGCCGTCGGTTCCGGACAGGGTGACGCCGGATATCCGGCTGTACGCCGCCGGCAGCCGGGTATGGGCCGTGATCGATGCACAGTGGTCCAGGCTGATGCCGTCGGCCGAATCCGGATACAGGGCGTTGTAGAGATCCTGCAGCGCCTCCCAGAGCAGGGCCTCGCGCTCGGCGAAAATACTTTTCAGCTGGCCGAACACGGATGGTGCGGTCGTGTTGATGTGCACCCCGAACGCGGCCCGGAGAGCGCCCTCGATCTCCGCTTCGCACTCGTTGATGGTTTTAAGGACAAACCCTTGCGCTGTCAGGCCGCTCATGGCACCACCTCTTCGAAGTAGATCTGCTCGCCTTCCTCATTGATCGCCCCGAACGCCACTTTCAGCTGCCGGGTCCGGGAATCCGCCAGCAGATCAAACGCAGTCAGCTCAACGATGCCCGGCGTATTGATAATGACCGATTTGAAAATGCCATCCAGCACCACCGGGTTGGATTGCTTCACGAGAACTTGCTGCAAATAGGGTACGCCCTCGCGCAGGTCCCGGAACCATTCACCCATCCACGTCTTCAGCCGCTGGGCCAGGTGTTGCTCGATGGCGTCGCCTTCGGTCACCTTGGCCAGATCGCGGTTGGAGACGATCAGATCCCAATTGCTGTCCAGGGCCAGGTCCACTATTCGAGGTCCCCCTTACCGGTCAGCGCCCCGCCCAGGCTGTCCAGAAACGTGCCAGGTGTGGCATTTCCGTTGGCCGTGATGTGGTCAACGATAGCCGTACAGATCACCTGCCACTGTTGCTCGAGGATCGCCTTCTCATTGACGTCCAGCATGCCGCCCGGAACCGTGGCGGCAATCGCCGCCGCCACTTCCGAACCCATCTGGTTGCCGTTCATCGCCATCGCTATGTCCTCTTGATCGTTGCCAGCCGGCTGCGGTCATCCTGCAGTGCTGTGATGGTCGTATGGTAAAACGGCATGGCGCCCGCCGCCGTTATTACCCTCGCATCGATCAGATGTCCGATGAGGCTGTCCACGATGGTGAGAAATTCCTCCGACGCGCCGGAAATGGAGATTTTCCCGGAAGGTTCCATCTCGATGCGCATCTGATTATTTTGCAGCACCGTATTGGCGGCGCTGGTATCGGATAGCGGGTTGCCGAACGGTCGCAGCCCGGGAATAAAAATCGGATCCTTGATATGATGAATCCGGGCATCGGACGGCGCTACGATCTGTCCGCTGCCGGCCAGCCAGGCGTCCAGACTGCGGTCCGCGAACACCAGCATGCCCAGGTCGCCGGATGCCACCGGAAGATGCAGGTAGGCACTGCCCCCCGCCGCCGACGGCCACTGCACCGGCACGTCCGTGATCACCGGAAGTTCCGCCCGGCCGCTGTCTCCTTCGGAAAGTTTCTGAATATACTGTTTTTTGAAAAGCGGCTTGACGTTGGCCTTCTGAGCAGAATGATCGTATTTTTCGATGCGGGCGGGAAGGCACACGCGCAGGTCCAGCATCTGGCGCCGGATAGCGTCCATGATGACTTTGGCCATCGTCTTGCCCGCTTTTCCGCTCATAGGGTCACCGCCACGCCTTCAGCGTACCAGCTCTGGCCGTGGGTATCGCCGACGAAGTCCACCGCCTCCAGTTTGTACAAACCGTTTACGGATTGATTCTGATCACATTGAATTTTTACCAGTCGGCCCGGTGCGATGCCGGGAAGAATCAGGGCCGTGAACTCAATCCCGGCCGTTCCTTCGTTGACATCGCGCAGCACGGGCACGCCCACCAGCCCGGTGGCGGGCGTAAGCAAAACAGCCTCTGCCGGCAGGGCCTGGTTTTTGGGCAGCACCTGCAGCGTGTTATTCTGGATCGACCACTCCAACCCCTGGTTTTTGGTCAGCCGATCCATCGCGTCTTTGCTCATTTCGGATAGCACGTCACCGCGCTCCGTTTTTTTGGACTCGATCCCGATCATGGAACCCAACGCCACTTTGCCCTGTTCGACGAACGACTTGGCCACATCCTGCATGATGGCTTTCATGTCCGTGCCCGCCGCGTAACTGCGGTCCACGTGCACGCGCCGGATTGCATTGCGGCCGTCCCCGCATTCGATGGTGGTCACCCAGTCGGCGCCCTGGCGGGAAACGTAGGCGCGGGCGACGTCGCCGACGTAGAGCGTTTCCAGGCGGTCCCCGTAACCGGCCTCCAGCATCACGAACGCATCCTCTTTGCTCACCATCGCCCGCGAATTTTTCGATAGGTTGTACAGGGTGATTTTGGCCGTGTTGGGAAAGCTTTCCGAGTTCTTCTCGATCTGGAACACCGTGCGCAAACCAGTAATCTTGAGGGCCTCGCCGCTTTTGCGGCTGCCCAGGGTAACGGCGCTATTGCGTTCGAAAAGCCGATCACTCATCCTCGGCCTCCACATAGATCAGCTTGACGTCCTGGCCGAAATTCTCCCGGTCCGGCTCGCCGTATGTGTCGACGAAGTTGACCACGAACAGCCGCCCCGGGGGGAATGCGGCGTCGGAATAATGGGCCAGCAGGTCCACACCCAGGCGAACGGCCCGGCCGGCCAGAAGAACCGTCTCGTCGGCGGCCAGCAGGTCCAGGAACCAGGCATCGGCCCGAGTGTTGTACCGCAGCCGGAATCCGTACACCGTGCCGTCCAGTTCGATGTTGAAACTCTGGTAGGGCGTATCCGCCGCAACGGGTAATGCCACCAGGCCCATTACTCATCTCCAACAATCAGTTGATAAAGCCAGCTGGCGTACTTTTCCTCGGCGTCGCTCAGCGTCGAGGATTGCTGCCGGCCGGCCTGCTTTTCGGAAGATCCCAGATCCCGCGTATCCTCGCTCAATGCCTCCCTGGGCACCGCCACCGTCTCGCTGTTGACGATCCGGACTTCCCGGAAGGAAGCCGAGAAAACCAGCGCCCCGGCATTTTGCGCCGTGCGCAACGGAGAAAACCGTTCCATCACCATGTTCGTAAATGTGGCCAGCCCCGACACGATGGTCAGCAAAACTTTTTTCTCGTAAATTTCCTCGAATACATCCAGGGCCGCCCTGGCCGGCTTCGGCGATGCGGCCACCATGCGATTGCCCAGGATAACCGCCGCCGCCGTGGCCACGGTTTTCGCCGGTCCGGAAAAAATCCCGCCCACGATGCCGGCGGCATTGCCGATCATGGCCGTGGTCAGGTTGATGGGCGAATCGCTCACTGATCCATCGATGTTCAGCGTCCGGCCCTTTTGGATGATGTGGTCCGAGATCTCGGAACCGTCCTCCACCGCGTGGGCCGTGGCATGGGCGTCAAGGGAAAACCGCTCGCTGTGCGTGCAGTCCACCTGCAGCAGCACGCGTTCCGCATCGCCGGTGTTGTACTGCAGGGTCAGCCGGCGCGGAAAAAAAACGGTATGAATGCTTTCGAAGGCCATGATTCACTCTGCCGTTGCCGGCTCCAGATATCCGGAAGCGTCCTGGAGCATTCGCTGAATACCATCCGACACGCCGCTTCTCACCGCGCCGGCCACTTCCGATGCCGGCGTGCCTTCAGGGACGCTGACGTTGATGGGCGCATTGACGTTAACACGCTGCCGGTTGTTGACAATGCCGGCAGTGGAGGCAGGCGCATCGCCCGGCCCCATGCCGAATAGCGAAAAAATATCTTGTATCTTGCCGCCCATCCATTTGGCGCTCGTCTCCAGCGGATCGTCGATAAACTTCGTTACTGCTTCGATTTTATCTAGGATGGGCTGTAGAATCTCCTTGATGATAAAATCGTAAATGCCTTGAAAGATCTTAAAAAGCTTATCCTTCCATTCGATTGCTTTTAACCGAACCGTCTCGAATGCCTTCTTGAAGTTCTCAACGAGCAACCCGGTAATGGACTTGTCTCCCTGGATGTATCGATAGATATCCTCGAGCACCAGGGTGATGCCCGCTGCGGCTGCGGCGATGGCTGCCGGAACCCATGCGGCCGGACCCAGGGCGGCCAACCAAGCGGTGATGGCGGACAGGCGCACCGCCGCCAGCGCCCGCACGATGGCACCGAGCCCCATCAAGACATTGGCAATGGCAGAACCGGCCCAAACCGCCATGAACAGCCCGCCTGCGATCCCCGCCAATCGCATGGCCCGCTCCAACCCTCCGAAGCGGTCGACCAGATCGGAGAGAATAATGTAGAGCACCCGGCCGACATCGATCATGCCCCGGATAAACTGGGTCAGCGCGCGGATCGCCCCTTGCAGGTTGGCCTTGATGATCTCCCGGTGCGTCGCCACCCACAGGCGGAACTGCTGCAAGCCCCGTATCATCATGGGCAGCAGGCCCACGCCCACGGCATTCTTGATACCCACCAGCACCAGCTGCGCCCGGGTCATTTCGTCATTGAACGTCTCGGCGTTGCGGGCATCCGCCTCCCCGATCACGAAGCCCAGGGAGCGCGCGTCGGCCCGCATCTCCCGCAGGGCTGCCCCGCCGTTGCGCAGCATGTTGACCATGCTGACGCCTTCGGTGTCGAACAACTTGAAGGCCAGGGCCACCCGCTTGCTGGGGTCTTCGATTCGCGCCATGCCGTCGGCAATGTCCTCGAGCAGATCGGCGCTTTTTCTCACACGTCCTTCGCCGTCCGTGACGACAACGCCCAGCTCCCTGAGGGCGTCCTTGGCCACGCCGGTGCCCTCGGCAGCCTCGGCCGCCCGGCGGGTCATGCGCTGGAGGCCGGTGTCGAAGTTGGTCTGGGCGATGCCGGACAGCTCGGCGGCATAGCGCAGCTCCTGAAGCGCCTCGACGTTCACTCCCAGCTTGTCGGCCGTCTTGGCCGCCTGGTCGCCAAAGCCGGCCACCTGTTTAGTCAGGCCAACTAGGAGCCCGGTACCCGCCGTTACCACCGCGCCCAAACCAAAAATCATATGCTTTGCGCTTCGGACCCCTTTTTCCAATTTATTGAGGTCTTCGTCTTTAACGTCGAAGCCGATGCTGACGAACAGATCGCGGATCTTCATGATTGTTTGCCCCTGCGGTTATCGACCGCCCACCGTTCGGCCTCGGACTGGATGTCCAGGGCCTCGTGGGCGTCGGCCAGGTCGCACAGCGACCAGTGGGTCTCGATCTCTTCCAGTGTGGTGATCCGGGCCGCCACCGGACGCCACAGATACCAGTTTACGTTTGTGGGTCCGGGGTCATAGCCGCCAGCCTGGCCACCAGGTCCCTGGCGGCGCCGGACCATTCGTCGAAAAAATCCGAGTACTCCGCTTGCAGCGCCGCGCCGACCACCTTGAACAGGTGCGGCAGGCGCCCCTTGAAAATCGAATCGAAGTTCCGGGACACTTCTCCGCGTCCCTTGCAGATCGCCTGGGAGAGAAGATCGTCCACGATGCCTTCGACCTCGTTTTCGTCGATACGGTCGCACAGCGCGCCCATTATTCTGGAAATGTCCAGGTCGGCATCCATGAGGCTTTTGAAATTGGCCTTGGCACCGTCCGCCACGGCCCCGGCAGGTGCGCCCACAATCTTGAAGATGCGCAGCAGCAGCTTCATGGACTGCTTGGGCGGCATCTGGTGAAACGTGTACTCATGGTCATCGATGATTTTTACGACGGCTTCTCTTCCCATCAGTTACCTCCCACGGTGAACTCGGCCAGCGCGCCCTTCAACGTCCACTCGCGTTCCCCCGACTCCTTTCCAAACTCGCTGCCCGCCTGCCGGATCACGGTCCCCTCGGGCATGGCATACAGGGAATACCCGGAGCTGTCCTTCACCACGCATGAAAGCAACGCATCTGACTTCTCATAGGCGGAAAGAACGCCGTTGTCCTGTGATGTCTGTGGCAACGTGATCTTAATGGCGCCCAGGGTGTTCAGGTTTTTGGTCCGGGTCGCCTCGCCGGACGTGCCGGCCGAAAACGACCAGCTGTCCTCGTCGCGTCCGACCACGACCTTGTTCCAGCTCTTGATGATCGATCCGCCTACGATCAGGCTCACCTGGTCGGGGTTGTAGGTTTTGGTCTCCATGATGCCTCTCCTCGTTTTCTATGTCCTATCGCCTATAGCCCGATCTTTACAGTGTCAGCTTGCCGGCGATGCTCACCTTGTGCACCGCGTAGGCCAGCGTGGCGGCGAACTCCACGTCGTTGAGAAAACGCTGGGCCTTTTCCAGCGGGTCGAGGGCGTCGATGTCCGGCATGGTGATGTCGACGGTGCCGGCCACGAGAAAATCGGCGTCAACAGCTTTTTGCAGCCGGTATCGCAATTCGGTCTCAATCACCGTCAAACCCTGCACGGTAAAGGGAATCTTGTTCGCGTTGATCAGCTTCAAGTAAATACCCTCGGCGATGCGCGCCTTGAGCCAGTCGCACCCGCGAATGGTATCGATGTACTCTCCGGATGCCATGACGCCTTCGCCGGAAATGATATTCACGCCGGCCACGGTTTCGTAAAAATTGGCGCTCTTGGCTTTCAGGTTGGTGACGGCGGTGGTGGTCAGATCGTCGGCCGTGATCCCGGAAAGCTGTTTGAATTTCCAGGTGATGGATCCGGGGTCCTCGGGCAGGCAGCGTCCCAGCCAGGCCCCTTCCGGATAATTGGCGTGGTCGGCGCTGTACATGATCGCCGTTCGGTCGTAGGCCGCCGCCTGAAGGGTGGAAGCGATGTCCGTGTCCGCACTGGTGATCATGGCCGCTTCTGCGATGCAGGCGATGAAGATCTTGTCGCGCGGCTCGATCCAGGCCGCCGCCGCCGCGATATCGGCGATCTGATCGGACTCCTCGCCGTCGCGGGTAAGCATCAGGGCGTACCAGTCGCCATGAGCCTCCTGCATGGCCGACAGTTCGTCTCCCAGGGTCTCGGCCGTATCGTAGCGGCCGATAACGATCTGCTCGGGCCGGATGTCCTGGCCGAACAGGGCCGCCGCCGCTTTCCATTGCTCCGTGGTCGTCTCGAAGTCGGCCTCGATCGCCTCGATGGAATTGTAAACGCGGTACCGGTCGGTGGTTTCTCCCTCGGTGAATTCGGCATTCGCCAGCGGCCCGAATACCAGCGGCGTGCCGAATCCGGCCTGGGTGATCTTGGCCGTCTCGCGGGTGATGTTGACTACGACAATGTCGTTCAGTTGGGTTCCCATGATTTACTCCACCTCGATGGTTATGGTTTGGTCGCAAACGCCGCTGGAGATGCCCACCTTGTGGATTTCTCCCGGCGTATCGGTTGCAGCCTCGGCCCAGGCGATGAAAATGTCGATCACCGCCCGGCCTTCGTGCTGGGTGTCCATCAGCGCCGTGATGTCGCGCGGGCCGTCATGGCCCCACACGGCAAACCCGGCTTGCCTTAGGGTCGTCTGGTGGGTCGGCAGCTGCAGGGCGTCTTCGACCGCAACCGCCATGACCAGGGCATTGTCGCCGAAAGTGCTCACGCTCAGCGTAGCCAGCTTGCGCAGGGCATGGGCAAAGGTGTCCTCGGCATCCCACCGCTGCTCTCCCGGACCGGTGGACTGCGGTCCGGCAATGATGTCCAGGGAAGCAAACGGCGCATTCGGACGCTGGCCGCCCTCATGCTCCCAGATGACCGTGACGCCGGTTAAAATCGCCTGAATCCAGGCGTGCAACGCGTTTTCCCGTGCGGTGCTCAGCCGCTGCATTATTGCTCCTCGACGCGCATCAGCCGCGCCTTGTAGTGCGGCTGGTTGAACGGGGTCCAGTCCTCGACCGCCTGGACTTCGTATTCGATGCCGTCTCCCCGCTTGACAACATCCCCGTTCTCCAGGGCGAAGGCGGTGTAAATCTTGAGCGGCTGTCGTTCGCGGTCGCCCTCGGGCAGCTGCTGCAGTTCCCTGCCGGACAGCGGCTGGATGTTGCCGGAGGCCGAATGATCGGTGGCCGTGCCGTCCACCCAGCGTCCGTTCACGTAGCTGCCGGCGGCCTTTCGGGTGACGGTGATGGTTTCAACGGCCAGCTTCATAGTTTTACCTGGTGGTTGATGGCATCTCTTAAATGGCCGTCGTCGTTGAGCGGCTTAGGTTTGGTGCGGCCGCGCCGGATCTTGGCAGCCTTGACCGAGTCCGCGTTTTCAACATAGGGCTCGCCGCCGGCCAGAATTTTATTAACGACCTTGCCAACAAACCAGATCCCGAGGCGGTTCAAAAACGTCTTCTGATTTCGCTTGCCGGTAACGATGTCCACTTTGGCCTTATCCACGATCTTGCGGACATTCTCTTTCTCTTCGTCCAGCGTCGAACGCAAAAACGAGCGCTTCGGGATCGTGACGTCGTGATTCTTGCCGGCCCGGTCGGTCCCGAACTCGTTGGCCCCGGCGATGATCACCATTTCGGAATTCTTCTCGCCGAAAACGCCCACATCGACACGGCCGTGCAGCTTTTTCACCTGCCGCTCGAAATCCTCCATTCCGCTGTCGATGATCGTCACGCTCATGGTCTCACCGTCATGATGCCGGCCACCGTGCAGCGCCGCAGCCGTTTGTACTCGCGGCCGTACTTGGTTTCGTCCAGGTCATCGGCGTTGCTCCCTGGGACGGCATAGGTGGTGGAAACGTCGCCGGTTTTCTCGCTGGCCACCGCAGGTCCGGACTCGGATTTGGCGATCATGGACAGCTTGTGGGCCGCCAGGTAGCGCTGGGCCATCTCCTGTTTCGCCCCCCAGGCCGATTCGGTGATCAGCGTCGCCACATCGGCCAGGATGAGGTCCCAGGAAGCCTGGGACGCCCCATCCAGTTCGGGCGCGATGGCCAGCACGTTGGCTGCGTTGGTGTCGGACACTTACGCCTCCGCTTTTTTCTTCTCGATCTCGGCGATCTTTTCCAGCTGATCGTCGATGGCCGCCAGCACGGTCTTGCGCTGGCTGCCGGATGCCTCGAAGGACCGGTATTCTTCCAGTTTGGCCACATCCGTAGTTCCATCGACCAGCTCGACGAAATCCTTGGCCGTCAGGTCGTCAAGGCTCACCGTTTCGGTGGTCTCGGTCGGCTTGCCCACGGGAACCAGGAAGTTTCCGTAATGGTGTTTCCAGTCCTCTTCTCCGGCGGTTTTCAGGACCGCCTCGAAGATTTCCGGATCCACGTTGTTGTTGCCGGGATAAAAAGATACCTCACCACGGGCCTTGCCCTTTTTCCAGGGCAGATGGGTCAAAGTCGGGCTTGTGTTAACGACGATCATGTCACCCTCCTGTAAAACGGCCCCGGCCAGACGCCGGGACCAGTGTCTGTCGAAATTTCGGTTAGATGCCGGTGAAAAAGAGAAACGCCAGCGGATAGCGAACCACCACGCCGCCGATGCGCGACTCTCCGGGCACGATCATTTCCAGGCCCTTTTCCTGGGCCGGGTAAACGGTCAGTTCCATCGGGATGCGCAGCTCGAAATTCTCGCGGGATTTCTCGTAGATCACCGCCCCGTCCTTGGTGCCGGAAACAAAGGCGTTGTCCAGCTCGCCATACATGGGCTCGATGGTTTTGAGACCGAACTTGTCGGACTTGGAAAGGATGAACTCCAGAATCGTCACATCGCTTTGCGCGCTGCGCGGCGTGCCGGCGATCAGATCGTACTGCTCGTTGGGCAGCAGCATGGTGTCCGCCTCATGCACGCCCTTGGATTGGCTTCTTACCTTGGCGGTCATGAGACGGACGTCGGTAATGATTTCGTCCGGGGTCTTGCTCGCCCAGTCGGGCGTGCCGGCATCGCCGTTTAGGGCCGCCAGCGTGGGAATGCTGCTGTTGGTCAGAAAGCCGGGAATGCCGCTGGCCGAATGGCCGGTCCAGGCAATGGCGGATTCTTTCTCACGGATGCCGCGCCGCTGGGCCGCAGCCTTTTCCGTTTCCAGGCCCACGCCGGCCATCATGGCGGCCCGAATTTCCTGTCGATTGTAGCCCACGGCGATACCCAGGGAACGAACCGGATGGGACACGCTCTTGCCGTAAACATCGGCACGGGGCAGGTCCTGGCTGTAATCGGAAATGATTTTTGCCATGCCCACACGGTCGTACATGATGTACGTGATGGTTTCGGCGCCGGGGTTGTCGCGGTTGGACACCGGGATCAGGTAGCGGTACTTGAGTTCCCGCTCCTTGTAACGGTAGATCTCGGCTTCCACCGCTTCGAGCTGGCGCGCCGTGAACAGCGCGGCGTTCTGATCGATGGCGTCGAGAAAGACTCTCACTGCGTCAATGCGAATCATGATTTCTCTCCTCGCTAAAAATTCAAATCGGGCTGGCCGGTTAGGTCAGGTTGAGATCCAGCAGGGCCAGCTCCCCGGCCGCCGCGTCGGTAACGAACTTGGCGTTGGGCAGGGCCACCGCATCGGTGCCGTCGGCATCGCTGCGGAACGCGCCCAGCTGCTCGCCGGCTCCGGCAACAAAGCGGACGAAAGCCGCGCTCTCGGCCGTTACCTCGTCTTCCACCGGAACCCATACGCGGCCTTTTTTGATCACCGGCATGACGTCGCCGTCGGCGTAACCTTCGTCCTGTGGCTGGGTATGGCTGCGCACAACCACGCCCAGGCCCACCAGGCCGGTCACCTCCCCAGTGGCATCGGGCAGAACGGCCAATCCTTCACCGCTGCCCTTGGTGACGAACACGCCGAAGGGAACGGTGTCCCCATGTTCGTTGGTGTAAGTGATGATGTCGGACGGGCCGATATCGGCAATTTGCCCGGCGAGCCCGACGGCCATAGACGATCTGACTTCTGTCTGCATGATATACTCCTCGGCGTTGCGGTTTAGAGTAAAACTACCGGGCTACGATCATTCGTCGGCGCCGTCGAACAGCGCGTCGGACTTTTTGATGAACTCGGCGCGGTGGTCGACTTGTCCCGCTGAGCTGGATTCCTTGGCATCCGAAATGAACCGGGCCAGCGGCTGATCCGCACCGTCCTTTTTGGCAGCCTCCAACAGCTCGACCACCGCGTCGAAACGGGCGTTGATGTAATCGTCGGACTTCTCATCGGCCTTGAAATCCGGCGCCTGTTTCTGGATCACGGCCACCTTCACGGCCTTGTCGTCCAGACCATCGGTTTTGATTTCCAGCTTGCCGGCGACCGCCTCCAGGGACTTGCGGTCGGCAATGATGGCCTGCACTCGCTCTCCGGCCGGATCGCTCAGGGCTTCCACATCGGCTTTGAGCTTTGTCTGTTCAGCTTCGAGCGTATCGATCTTGGCCTGGGCCGCTTCGTTTTTCTTGCCCATATCGACAAGCTTGGCTGCCTGGGCCTTGATCACGTCAACGGCTTCGTCCAGCTTGGCGGACAGCCGGGAAAGAACGCTCTGGGCTTCTTTGGGCACTTCGGCCTCGATGGCATCCATCGTGAAACCATCAAGCTTCAATGCTTTGCGGATGAACGTAAACATGGGGATTTCCTCCTTTTGATCGAGTTTGAGTTTTACTTTCTCACCCGCGCGCCCCTTGGCCACGATGGCCACATGGTTGTAGCGGATGTTCTTTTGAACGGCGTCGTAATGGCCCTCGGTCTTGTGCTCTCCTGCAATCGGTTCGACATCTGCATCGTACCCGCAGGACAGCTCCACGCCTTCGCCCCGGGCATGCATGTCTCGGGCATACTGGATAACGGCCTTGTCGGTAATTTTCACCCGGCATTTGACCACCTCGCCGTCGTGGGTGATATTCTCACCAGTCACCCCCACCTGCAGACCACGAATATTTTCCGTGGTGACCAACTTCTCTTTGGGATGCAGGAAGGTGATGGGCTGCATGGCCAGCGTGGCCAGGGATTCGTCGGCAAACACTGCCTCCGGCGGACGCAGTTCGCGGGTCAGCTTTCCATCGTCGTCGTGGTAGTCGAACACGCCACTGCGGGTGACGAACGCATCGCAGACCAAATAGCCCTCGGGCGTGATATCGAAAGCGCTCGTCTTGCGGTCCAGCCGGATGGTGATCAGGCGATGGGTTTTCATGCGGCCTCCTTGACCTTGGCCTGGTATTCGATAAATTCGTCCAGCACCGGCTCCGCCGAACACCGGCACTGAAAATCGTCGCCGGGATGGCCGGTCTCCGGCGGATCGTCCCAGCGGAACCTATTGCCGTCTTTGCGCAGGTGGGAGGCCCGGTCCGCGCCGTCCTTGGTCGACCGCCAGATATACTCCTCGACCCCGGCTTCGACCTGGCGCAGTTCAGTCAACTTGCCGTTGAGTTTACTCACCTGGTCGCGGGCGATGAAGCGGGCGCGTCTTTTTGTGGTGTCCAGCTTTTGCCGGATCGCTTTTTCGATGGTCCGCGTACTGTCGCCTGCCTCTACCCGGGCCATCACCAGGGTCTGGATATCCTTGGCCCCCTTTTCGGTGATATCCTTGATCATGCCGGTGTTCTGCAGCACGAAGGCTTCCAGCTTCGGTCGCAGCCATTTTTCCTGGCGCAGCACCGGTATGCCCAGCACCGCTTCGAACTGCCGGTCCACCTGGTTGCGGTTGAATTCGCTGGTGCGGTCGGCAAACTGTTTGGCCACTGCACCGGCCGCCGCGTCCGTCACCCGGGTGGCCACATTCAGGCGAATGCCGTCAAACACCTCGCCGATTAGGTCGCCGTAGCCGACGTCAAGGCGGAAGGCTTTGCCGTCGGCCCGCAAATCGCTGTCGCGGGCCGCAAGTATTCTCGGCAGGGCGGCAGGCAGGGCTTTGCTCACTTCGTCGAAAAATGGGGCTGTCACGCGCAAAATGGCCGCAAAATAGGCCCGCTCGATGGCCCTGGGGTGCAGCTGCGCGGGCGGGCGCCGTTTTCTCGGCATGCGTTTGCCCGCCGCCTGCATAACGGCCCGTCGGGCACGGATGGAAGCTTGCTTTTGGGATGGTGTCATTCGTCACCTCCCCGGTCGTCTTCTTCCTGCGAAACTTTCTCCACCCCGTCCTCATCCGCCTCGGTCGACACCGTGGTCTCCATGCTGTAGCCGTCGGCGCCGAAGCGGGATACGGCCACTTCCTCGGGAGTGAGCACCTGGTTCAGGATGTAGATCTGGTCGGTTTCGGCCACGGTCTTGCGCGTGTCGGCCTTTTCCTTGTCCGTGGGCTGCCACAGGGGCGCGAACTCGAACGACCACCCCCCCGCCGGGGCCTTTTTCTCGGCCCGCAGCAGCTCGATCAGGCACGTCACCGGACCCCGCAGATGCTTTTGCTGGTAAGCCTTGATCCGGTCGTAGTAATTGCGCGTGGTCTCGTCGGCTCCGGACAGGGTGCCCAACTGCTGGCCGAACAAGCGCGTCTTGGGAATGTCCGACGCGGCCGACACCAGGTCCATGTACTTGTCCAGCAGGTCCACCAGCCCGGTGATGGGCGTCTGCATCTTGTCGAACTCTTCATTCTCACCGATCAGGGAAACGCCCAGGGAGGACATGTTCGAAACGGCGTACTGGATGCGCGCCTGCAGCGTGGCCTCCTCGCCGTTGGCGATCATCTCGGCCAGGTTGGGGATCTTCAGCGTTTTGGTGATAAAATCCTGGAAGAGAACGGCCACGGCCTGAATGCTGATGCCGAACTGCTTGAGCTGCTCGTTGATGGCAATGATCACGGAATCGTGCCAGCCGTTGTTCTGGATGCGCAGCCGGTCCGGCAGCCAGGCCCCGTCGAAACGGATCACCCGGGATTCGTGGATCACCGCGCCCGAACTTATGGGCGCCGCGTTGGCGGCCTGGAGGCGATAGGTCTCGGGCAGCCCGAAATTGGGCGCCAGCGGGTCGTCGTACAGTTTGGCCTGGGACAGCTGCCAGCGGTCCAGCACGGTCAGCGAGCCAACCCGCTTGATGCTTTTTGCGTTGAGCGGTTCCTCGGGGTCCTGGCCGTCCGTTGCTCCGACGATGACCACCGCCCCGCCGTGCAGCCGGGAAAGACGCAGGGCCTCCTCGAAGATCTGCCAGGCCTTCAACTCCTCCATGCGTCGAAGGATGCGGGCGCCTTCCTCCGGATCTTCGATGGCAAGATTGATCCGCTGTCGGCAGGCATCCTCGGGCAGGGCGTTGACGATCCGGCGAGGCAACCAGAAAAAGCGGTATAGCTCGTCCAATTCTATCTGGCTCAGCACCAGTCCGCCCATGAAGCGGGTTCGCTGCAGTGGATCTTTTGAGCCGCCGAATCCGGAATAGGCGTTCACGTACACATCGTGCCGGGTATGGGTCGGCTTTCCGCTGCGGGCCTCGAAGGCGGCGATTTTGCGATCCAGGTCCGTCATGCCACCATCCTCCACATCATGTTCCCGAGCCCGCGTATGCCGCGCTTCTTGATCGCATCGGCCACGGTTCCCATGCTGCCGCGCTGTAGCAAGGATACAGCGCCCTCCAGTCCGTCCGGGCCGTCGTCGTTGACGTTTTTATTGAGCAGATAGATGAGCTGCTCCACCAGGCGGTCCTGGTCGCTGTGGCCCTTGCGGAAACGCAGCTTGCCGAACTCCACCAGGTAGGAAAGTGTGCCGATGATCCGGGCCTCCTTGTTGGTGCTGTGCACCTGCGGCCGCCACGGCAGATATCGCCCGGTCTCCTTGGCGTAATTCTGGATCGCCTCGTGGAGAAAATCGTGGAACATGTTCTCTTCGATCCCCACCGGACCGGAATATTCGTCGTGTTGGCGGTAGGCGGCGGCGAACATCTCTGACGGGCTCGCGTGGCGGATCCAGGCGTGCAGCACGTAAAAGATCATGGTTTTGCGGTCCAGGCCAACGGTGATGCAGGCCTTATAGTCGTTGTTCTCGCCGCTCTTGGCGCTGGGGTCGGTGAAGCTGGCCGTGCGCAACTCCAGGCCGGCGATCTCCTCGATTTCGTAATAGGTGAACCAGGTCTCCGGGAACGGAGAATTCTCGGCGCCGGTGAGGTTACGCATCTCGGCATTGAAGTCCACCGTGCCCATCTGCCGCTGCTTTTTCTCCAGGCGTTCGGCCGGCCACAATGCCGGCCACAGGGGCCGCTGGGTCGGCTTGCCGTAATCGATCCAGCAGTCGTAAACCTTGGAAACGTAAAGCTTCTTGCCGTCCTCGTCCTTGGCGGCGATCAACTGGGAAATAACGCTTTTGGGATGGAAAAGGTTGCCGACCATGTTGGCCGTGTAGCCGGTTCCCATGCTGCCGATCACGGCCCGGATCAGCCACCGCTTTCCCTTTTCCACCTGTTTGGGATTCTCGACGTTCTCGTCGTTTTCGAAATCGTCGATGATGGCCCGGTCCGGCCGGTGCTGGCGGTTTTTCAGGCCGCGCACCTTCTCGCTGCGCCCCCGGGCCAGCACCCGCACGCCGTTGGCCGTGGTGAAATCGTTTTTCTTCCAGACCTTGCCGATGAAATCGCCGAAGTCGTGACGCAGGCGCGGGTTGTCCTCCAGTTCCAGACGGATCGGCAGGGTAAAACCGCTGGCCTGGTCGTTGGTGTCCGACACGATCAGGATAAACCAGCGCAGCTGGTAAACGATGTCGTGGATCGGCAGGCCCAGGGTGAAAAACGTTGACTTGGCGTGCTCGCGGGGAGCGCCCAGAAGAACCAGGGCGTCCCGTATATCGGTCAGCTCTTCCCACTCCTCGTGGCATTCGGCGAATTCTGACGGAAAATAGTGGGGCAGATAGGTCTTGAAAAAGTACAGCAGGTCGTACTCGGCGCGCATCTTGCGCTCCGCCTGTTTTTCCGGCGTGTCGTTTTCGAACGGCGAGACGGACTCGGCGATCCAGGCTTTCAGGTCGTCGGCCCACCGGTCGAAACTCAGTTCGGTCAGTTTAGGACGCTTGCGCATGCTGCTCCTTGAACCGGTTGACAATCACGTCGAAATTTCTCGAAAAAACCTTCAGCCCCTGTGGATCGACGTCCTTGAGCGTTTCCGCGATGAATTCCATGTCTTCCAGAAAGATTTTCGGGCGGTCGACCTCCACGATTTCGACGGCATCCTTTTTCTCGCTGTCCATCTGCAGCTTGACCACCTTCAGGGCCGCATATGCCTTCTGGGGGTCCTTGGAATCCACCGCCTTTTTGAGCATGGCGTCTCGCAGTTTGACGAGCTGCTCCTTCAGGGTGCGCTTGTTTTTCAGGTGCTCGACCCGCTTTTGCCGCCAGTTGCTCTCCTTGGACCAGCGCTTTAGCTGGGTAACGGAAACCCCGGTGGCCTCGGAGACCTGTTCGTAGGTCTTGCGCGCCTCCACGTACAGGTCCTCGGCCTCGAACCGGATCTGGAGGTCAATTTCCTGTGCCATTGATTTCCCGAATCCGTTCCAGGGTCCGCTCCAGGGCCTTCAGGCTCATAACCAAAGCCAGCCGCTGCAGTCTGTATTTCAGCAGGTATTTAGCCATCCTTACGCCCTGAAAGATTGGTCGCCATAACGCCCAACTCCTTGACCAGGTCGACCAGCATGCCGGTCACCTGGTTCATGAGGATGCGGTAGCCCTGCCACAGCCGCCAGATGGCGTAAAACGCCACGACGTTGACGGTAAGGCTCAGCAGCAGGGCCGCATCCTTGCTGCCGGCGACATCCTTGATCCAATGCCAGTTCACGAACGGCTCATCTTGTGCTTGAGCGCGCTGGTCTCGGCCACGTCCCTGGCCGTTTCGCTTTGCCGCTTCAGGTCGGCGGAAACATCGAACATGTCCAGGGCGCGCTCGAATTCGTTGGCCGTCTCGTTGTCTACCCGGCCCGACGACAACAAACGGCTGGCCGTTTCCATGAACCGGCTGGCCAGGCGATCCCTGGGCGTCTCTTCCCGGTGGATTTTCTCGCCGCCGTCTTCCAGCGCAATCATGAGCTGATCCAGCCGGGTATTCAGGGCCTGGGCCAGGTCCTCGACGGACTGCTCGATACGCGACAGCTCTCCATAGTAGCGGCCGTTGGTGCCGAGATACTCCAACACCGCGCGTTTCAGATTTTGGATTTTCTGGATGCTTTGCCGCGTCATCTTTCCTCCTCGACGAAAAGTATGATTTATCCGCGAATGGCCTTGATAGCCCCTTCGATAAGTCCCGTTTGTGTGTCGCCTGATTTGGCCCGCTTCTCCTTGCCACGATCCCAGGTGGCCACGCCGAGTATGGAAAGCCACCCCACCCAGACCCATTGGGGCACATCCGGCACGGCCTTGCCCAGTGCGGGCAATGCGAAGTAAATCAGCAGCACGGCCAAGGGAAACGTGAAACCGTTGAACGGCCGCCAGGTATACTGGGGCCATTTTTCGCTTTTGCTTTCGGCCTGCATGGTCTGGTTGACCGACGCCAGTTTCTTGGCCTCGATCTCTTCCAGCCTGGCCTCGTGTTCCATTGCCTTGACCTGCAGTTCAACCATCAACGCCGGATCAGCGGCAATTTTTTCGGCCACGGCTTCGATGGCGACCTCCGGACCGTCACCGGTAACGGCGCGCATCAAGCCTTCCAGGATAGTTCCGGATCCGGGAAGAAACAGGTTGGCGGCCATTGGGGCCACTACTTTCACGCCATCGATGATCTTCTCGAGTACGTTGCTCACGACAACCTCCTATTCGGCCAGGCGGTTCAGCCATCCGGCCAGGAACCGCTGGTTGCCAAGTCCGTAGTAGTAATTCCCCGCCTCGATCCGCAGGGCCATGAGCAGGGCCTGCGGGTGTTTGAACGAGTTGACTGCACTAGCGGTTACCGGACCCAGAATAGAGTCGACACGCAAACCGGCGCCGAAGCGGTTGGCCGCCTTTTGAAGCAACAAAATAGTCCTTGCGACCCCGATGTTAACGCTCAAATCGAACGCCTTGGCCGCGATGCCGGAGTTTTCGATCTGATCGAATCCGGGTGTGTTCCAATAGTCGCGCCGGTAGATGTCGATGGCTTGCTTCCGGGTCAACTTCGAAATGGAAAGATGAGGATACGCTTTTTCCGAAATTCCATACTTGGTTTGGCCGCCCGGATCTTTCGAATCGTTGACGTAGCCGCCCTCATGAGCCAGAGTTTTTTCGATGGCGATCCCAAAATTCGAAGGCATTACACTTCTCCAAAAAAGCCGGAAACAAAACCTCGTTTATGATGGCAATCATAGAAGCGGAAAACAGGAAGGATCAATAGGTCGAGGGCACTACTGTCCCACTACGCGGGACAGTAGTTGGTTTTGGAGATGTTTTTGATCGAAAATCAGGTGAAATTGGGACGGTGGGATGGCTTTTTATAGCTTGGAAGGTTCTTTTTTCGTATTTTTTGCATGTCTTCAACGCTTAGGACCGGTTCCAAATCCCCTCCGGATCGCTCGGAGAAATCCTCCGCCGGAAGTACCGCGCCCGCACGCTCCCTGCGGTTGAAATTTCTCTCGTCCCCTTGATCTATTTCATCAGCCAACTGGTATGCGACCTTCCGAAGATAATTGTGCTTGGTCAAAGGCAGATCCCTGGGTGGGCGCTGGATAACCCGTTCCATTGCATCGGCCCACGCCATGATCTGGTTGGCCCGGGCCGGGCTCCGGTCCCACTGGATGCTCGCATCGGCCACCAGGTCTTTCAGCTCCTTCAGCAGCTTCAGGGCCTTTGTCCAACTCAATCCGCGCCCGGACGTCGGCCGGAAAAGCGCCAGGTAGGGAATCGCCCGGCGGCTCACTTCCGTGGGCAGTTCGGCAACGATGAGCATGCACTGACGGGCATTGGCGTCGTTCGACCATGCCTCGGCGCTGTGAACCGCGCCACATGAAGGGCAGGTCAACTTCACGGATTCATCTCCCAGGTGTCTATCGGGAGGTTGTACTGCTGGATCACGGTGTTGAGACGAATCCAGTATTTACGGTCCGACTTTTTTTCGAGGATGAGCACGACTCCGGCACGCCGTCCGGTCTGGATGGAGTAATACAGGGCCTGGCCGATGGATTCCGCCCATTTGTTTCCAAAGTCGAACTCGATGGCATGGGAGGCGGTCAGACAGTCGCAGCGGGTGCGGTCCGCCAGTATCACCTCCGTTTCGCCGCCTTGTGCGTCGCACCATCGCTGCTGGTACCAGCTTTCCGGTTGCTGTCTGGCGGCGATCACGGCGGAACAAAAAGAGGCATAAACGGCCAGGGCGACAACCATCATGGTCAGTCTGAATATCATTGTTTGCTCCCTTTCGAGAAAAATTTATCGCACGAGCGCTTGCCCGGCGGTGGCTTATCAGGATCGTCATCGGCCCATTTCTTCCAGACCGTGCAGTAGGCCCACAGTCCGACCGGTCGCCGCTTGAAGCTGTAACCACCGCAGTGCATGCAGATCTTTTTATCTATTTTGCACGGTATGTCCAAGTTATTAAGCGGGTGTAATTGCCTACGTAAGATCCAACCGCTCAAACGGTCCAAGATGCTCCCGAATTAATTTCATTTCGGGGGAATGGTTGAAGTAAATATCGAACACAGCATCACCGTGCCACATCTTCAAAACCTTGACGCATTGGATTGGGGCATCGCGGCATTTTCCCCCGCCTGGATTCTGTTTGCGGCCCAATCTGGTTCATTCTTAACCATTTCTGTGATCGAGCACGGGTTGCCGTTAAAATCGTGATAAACCTTTTCCAGATCCATATTCACCTCCGGGTAGTTACCGACTACAGTGATGATTGTTGAACAGATGCGCCTCAAGATCGACCTCGCTGTCGAATACTTCGGCGCATCCGTCACAAATCCATTTAGGCTCCCAACCTTCGCAACAATCGGTGCCGTAAGCGGGGGCGCATGGATCTGGATTCTGGTCGTGGAGGCATCGGTTTGATGGCCTATCCCAATACACACAACTATCGCAATTTCCTTCCATTTTAATCTCCAAAATTAGCAGCCGAAACAGCGCCCATCACCCAACTCGAAAACCTCAAATCCATAGTGCTCTCCGAGTGGGTTATTGTTGCCTGCTGTTACGGCATCGGTTTCAGTTTCAAACATCGCCAGATCCCCATCATCGTTCTCGACCATCGGAAGTACGCTTCCGTTTTGATGGTTGAGTATGACGAAAAACGGTTTTTCAATCATGGTTCTAAATCCTCCGATTTTAATGTTGGCCAAGGTAGCTACCGACCTTTGTTTGCCGCTGCTTCGAGCAGCGCCCTATCTCCTTCTGACGGATCTATGTCTTTATAAAGCCAATCTTTTAAAACGCTAAAATCGACACCGGATTTATCCGAAACCTGCCGTAGGCACCCCTGGAGATCGTAAAAACCGACAATCAATTTGAGACCGTCTTTGATCGGCCGGCCATGTGCAATCCCGCAGAACCAATTTCGTTTTTTGGTTTTTGCGTGTCGCACATGGCATAATCCGGTTGATGATTCATATCTATCGACAATATATATTCTCCCGTCCATAGCCTCAAAGTGTTGGCCTTTTTTGAACAATTTTATCTGCACCAATCCAGATTCCAGCCACTTCTTTTTTTCAACAGGATCGTTGCATCGTTTTGAGTACATATCCATGTTCTAAATCCCCCGAATAGCTAATCTTCGTTAGGTGTTAAATCGTCAACGGACAAAAAAGCATATCCGTAATAACCGCACTGGGACTGGTCTTTACAGCATACATTTACGTCAATCAGTTCATCGTCGTGCGCGGCAAAAGTCGCATCGACTGTCAATTCTCCACCACATTTTGGACATTTCATTTTTCTACCTCCATTAGGTTTTTAGTCATACGATTTACCGAAGTTGATTTTCATCAATAGCAGCCAATAATCGCTTAACCGCCCGGTCGGCAAGATCATCCGGTCTTTCGTAGAATTCGAACTCTTCATGAATAGGAGGCGGCGCCCAAACGATTTCCCCTTCCTGCGCAGATTCAGCGACCTCGACGATGATCTTCTTCAGGTCGTATTCCAGCATCGTTCGTTGGCTTTTGTCCATTGCTACCACCGTATTCCAATGGAATAATTACGCGCCACGACGCCGGCCTCGAAAACAATGGCCGTCACCTGGAACACCTCTCTCCATTCGGGATCGAGCATGCCCGCAATCAACCAGCTTGCCGCCAGCGTCGAGCCCATATAAATATCCACCGCCTGGTGTGACGGATGACTGCCCAGAACACCGTTGCGCTCGAGGAAATCGTCGTTCGATGCGATCTCGTGCGTCTGCATCCAGTCCGCACAGTGAACCGCCGTATAGGCTGCCTGCCGATAGGTGTCGGCCCGGGTCCAACCTTCGAACGGGTGGGACGCGCAGCCGGCCATGAAAAGCAGTTGAAAGACAACGATAAGTAATGGTATCCATCGTCTTGCCATGATAGCCGTCTCCTCAGATTGGTTGTTGTGGAGCCCTGGTCGGCGCTGCAACGCCGTCCAGGGCAATTTTGTTTAAGGCTTTTGGCTTTTGGAAATTAAAATATCCCGCGATCCACCAAGCTCCCGGCAATCCTGTCGGGAGATGGACGATCATTTTCCACAAGAATATCGAGCAGCCGACATTCCGGACACCCGTCCGGATTTGGATAAAATATCTCTCCGCACCGGGTGCAGCGAACCTTTATCTTGTCTGCCGGGATTCGACAGGGAGCGAGCGGGCCGATGATGTCCATGTGGTTCATTCCTCCGATCCTTCCAAAACGCAAACCACCCCGTCATCCAACCGTATGGTGATATGCCGCGATATGGTTTGCAATGTGCGATAGACGGCGCTGCGGCTCATGCCGAGTTCGTCCTGGATTTTTCTCACGGTGATGCGTGGGTGTTCCTGGAGCAAAAGCACCATTCGGACGGTATTTCTGATCGCACTGGCCATTAAATATCCGCTATTCCTGTTCGCTATGAATTTTTCAACTCGTACGAAAACAGGGCTTTCTTGACTCTCTCCGTTCCCAGCCGCGCCAATGCCGCGTCATTGAATTGTTCAACGCGGTCCCAATCGACGGTCTCCTTGGCGATCCGGATCGCCTGTTTCATCCCGGCTGCCTTGAGCTTTTCCAGCATGCCCTTGATCCGCTTCACGCGCGTTTCATCCTTGATCATGACCGAGCCGGCAGCCAGATCGGCACGCTCGCCGGCGCCAAGAATGTCGAACCGGTAGGCCTTAACCACTCTCTCGAGCCGGTTTTCGAGGCTGGACAGAACCTTCTTTTCCCGCTCGATATCGGCGCCGTACTTCTTTTTTACGGCTTCGATTTTTTTGGCGGCCCTTTTGGCAGCAGCGTCCCGCGCCGCAATCGCCCTGGAGATGTCCTCCAGGAGCGCGTTTGCGATGGCGGCTTTATCTTCTTTGCTTTTACTCATCTCGGGCCTCCAGTTCGAGCTGCATCTGCCCCAGGTATTCCGGCAGGCTGATTTTCCGGATCTTGGCGATGCGGGACAGGATCCCCAGGGCGCGCTTTTTGTGCTTTTCGCAGTACGCCCTGATCTCACTGTCACTGGCCGCCAGCCAGTATCCGCCGTTCGTGGAGGATACCTCGCTGCAGATGGCCATCCCGGTGGAGCGCAGTTCGGTAATGATTCTCCTCAGCGCCTTGGTTCCGTTGATCCTGTGGCTGTAGGTCTGTCCGAACACGTCCTCGTACAGCGCCCCCATGCCGATTTTTTTGTTCGGGCCGACATGCTCGATCATGATCCGGATCAATCGGTTCTTGGCATCTTCCAGTTCTGCACTGGTCATTCGTTTGACGCCCATGACACCATCCTCCTATGTTAGTCGTACAAAAAGCGGCAGCTCGCATCGTAGGCCGCCTCGAAACCGGCGCCCACCGGCCGGTACAGTTCGTCGCGAAGGTCGCGGGGAAGCCGGATATAGCACCGGTAACAGAATGCCCGGCCCCGCTTTTTCTGCCGCTCACATTGACATTGCTCGCTCTTTAGCGCGTCGATATAAAAGAGCTTTTCGTCCCTTTTTGTCCGGCTTTCTCTTTTTCGGTTCATTGATTTTGCCCTCTCCGGGAAACCCGTTGCGCTGCTCGTAGTTCTCGCGGCTCAGCACCGTCACGGCACGGTTTTCGAACTCGTCCACCTTGATCACCACATCTATGTCCGGGTGCCAGTAGATGGCAAAGATCCGGTACGGGCTCCCATTCTCATCGTAAAGGTTACGGCACGGATGCACCGGTACCGATTCTTTCAATATCCTTTTAATAAGGCGCCTGTTCGGCCAGTTCCCGACCCGTTCCAGCCAGTTTTCGCAAAAGTGCTCCGACAGCCGGATCAACATCGGGACGTCTTCTTTTTGGCTTGACACACCCGGGCCTGGTGGTAGCTCAAGGCCGCTACCAGGCTGTGCAGTTGCTTGGCGTTCAGCCACCGATAGGATGCGACCGGACGGCCATCCTTGTTTTTGAACATGCGCTGCGCCATCGCATCCACGTAAGATTCCATGAGCCCAAGCTCGTTGCGGATGGCCGTAATCTTGCCGATCAACCGATCCTTACTGCTGGCAGGCCTGTTGAATTTCCGATGGGGCACAAAACCTAACTTCTCGAAATGCTCCATCGCTTCAGTGAGCATAGCCTGGGTCAGATGCCTGGAAGAGGTAACGCCCAAACCTTCAAGCAATGCCGTTCTTTCAAGCTTCGTCATGCCGGTTTTACTGACAGCCGTGTTGAACAGTTTGACCTGCCCTTTACTGATAAAGCCCATTTTGATCCTCCGTTAACTGTTCGTCGGTTTCCTTCCTCCTCGCCGAATCGACGACATCGATACCCAGGCGTGGCTGTTCGATGATGTAAGCCAGGGGCCGGGTCGATGCCGATCCGCAGTGAGGACAGCGGCCGCTGACCGGATTCGGGAACACGGTCTCGCAGTCGAAGCACAATGAGGCATGCTCCAGCTGGATACCCGGCCGCATGGCCTCGACCGCTTCAAACGACGGTTCGGTCTGTTTCCGCAGACGAATCAGTTTTCTCATCAGGCACCTCCTGCCCGGTTTTGGTGTCTATGATTACCGGCTGAATCCCACGGTAGCCGGAAAGTTGCGATTTTTCCTCCAGCGCTGTTTTTTTTTGTTTGTACCGCTGGATGGAATAGGCGCGACTTCCCACTCCGACCCGCAGCAGATAACGCTGATAGGGGATATAGTTTTTTGGATCACGGAAGAGATCCACCGTTTCGATTACGACGGAAACTATCGGATTCATTGCTTCACTTCCCGGCGATCACCGCCATGTCGGCGATGGCCGCCTGTCCCTTGTTGATGGCAATCTGAGCGGCCGATAACGCCGCTTCGGCCTCTTTCTGCTTTTCCCGCAGCCGCCGCAGCTTCTCCGCGTTCTCCTCGTTTCTCACCAGGTTGGGGCCTGGATCTTTGATCATCCGATATCTCGAGGGCTTATTATTGGGCATATCGATCCGCCGCAGATTCCCGCGCCTCACCAGAAATCGAAGGTATTCCTTGGCCGTGATTTCCGAAACTTCGCAGTTGGCCACCAGGTCGCTGGCCATGATGTTTTCGGTCCGATTGGCCCGGATCAGCCTGAGCATGCAATTTGTCTTGTCCGCAGGACGCACGCCATTTTTTATGCCCTGGTATCTGTAGATCCCCGGCCGCACCCGCACGACTTCCTTGCGTTTCATGAAATCGCGAATGGTTCTGTAAACGGGGCGCTTCTCTTGATCCGACACCAGGTCGAGCCGCGCCGCGATCTCCTGAATCGAAACCTCATCGCGATCCTTCAGCTCGATCTGCATGATCTCCCGAACTCTCTGGGCAAACGATTTCGGCATGAAAATCCCCTTATTTCTTGGCCCAATGGATGGCCGACTTGATGGCGGCGCCGGCGATCTCCGGCGTGATGACATCGCTGTTTTTCGCGTTGGCGTACTGGATCGCGTACTGCACAGCCCGTTTGACCAAACGGAAGTTGCCGTCGGACGTATTCTTGGTGCCGGTTTTGTGCAGAATGGCGGCCACGTCCGCATTGATCTTGACTCCGGCGGCCTCCTTGGCGAAGATGATCACGTCGCTGTGTTTCATGGGGGAAAACATCACCGGATCGAATGTCAACGTCCATCCGCGTTCATTGGGCTGCATGAAAGGGATAAGCTTGCGCTCGCCAATCAGAATGAACGGACAAAGGCTCGCTTTCGTAAAATCGCGCATCAATTCGAGATGCCCGTTTTTAAGCCGGTCCACCTCGTCGATGAAAATTACCGCGTCCCGATTTTCAAAAAGGTAGTCCATGATATCGCGGTAACATCGCCCTTTTCGGTTCCCGACATTCTCGATACCAAGCTCCCGACACAGGTCCCGCAGGAATTCGAGTTCGCTGGAACGCCATATCCACGTGGAAGGAAGGTAAACCGTGTTGGGGTGATTGGCGTAATACCATTTAGCCGCCTCGCTCTTCCCTAGTCCGGCCCCACCGCAGATCATCCCGAAACAACCTTCACCGGTATCCATCTGGATATCTTCCATCATCATTAGAACGTTCCGGACATTCTGGGTTTGGATAAAAACCGAGTTGGACATCTTTAATCCTGACATTGGGACTCCTTTCATTTGTATTTATTTTCACCGACGCCCTCACATCGCATCCGCGATAACCGCTTCTTTCTTGCGAACCTCTTCCCAATAATCGTTCTTCTCAAGGCTGCGATACGCCGGTGTCTGCTCGAAATACCGCATAAACGCCATCCACTGCTTCGGGATCATCACCCCCCGGGCGTCAAGGCGCACCAGCTGCTCGTACCGGTCCGGTTCGTCCATTCGATCCAGGTCGGCGAAAACGTTCACCGGCTCTTTTTCCTGGGATTCGAAATACTCGGCCGCTTCCTGCTCGATGCGTTTCTCTTCTGCGGCGGTGAGCTGTTTGGGCGCGGTTTCCCGGTCGATCTTCAGGGGGCCGGTGGGCGTCACGCCTTCGCGCAGCAGCTGCTGACGGTGGGCCGGCAGCACCTCTTTCTCCAGCAGCATCTTCGATAGTCCGCTGGCCAGCTTGTACTGGTGATTCTTGATAGCGATCTGCTGCTCAAGCTGGGCCACATCCTCGGCGGTGCCCAATTGCTTGGCCGCCGGGTGGGTTTTCTCCTGTTCGTAGGCGATACAGATAAATTCTCCGTCTTCGTATACGGCGATATAGCTCGGGTCCTGGAGATCGTAGCGGATCTCCACCTTGTGGTGGCGTCCGTACAGATCGTTGTGGTAGTAAAAGCGGCCCATATGGGAGATGCGGCTGGCCCGGATTAGGGCGTCTTTCCGGGCCCACATCAGGGCGGTCAACGCCATCGGGTCGACGCCTTCACCGCGACCGGGCTCGAACAGGTCAACGGGTGCCCATCCCTTCAGGTATTTGCTGCGTTCCTGCGGCCGCCGGGCGTATTCGTCCATCCAGTTCGCCACCATGCAATGGGCCATTTCAATGGTCATGCATTTGCCATCCATGATTTTTTCGTAAACCTTGCGATGGAGTTTTTCTCCGCGCATCATTCGCGGCGGCTTGGTGGCAATGGAGGTCCCGCTATAGGTGTCCGAGTGCCGCTCCATCTCGGCCATCGTGCCGAAAAAGCGCTCGACCGTTTTAGACTGCCCGTGGTAGGCCCAGGCGAAAATGGTCTGGATTCCAAGATCGCTGTAAATACCGGACAACCCGGCCTGTTCGAGGTCGGTCTCCAGGGCAGTCCCTTTGAAATATTTGGCCTTGAATGCCTTTCCGTTGTCCAGGTAGACCACGCGCGGGATCTTGCCCAGCATCAGGATCGCCCGGCGCAGGGCCGTGGAGATGGCTGCGGTGTTTTCGGAAGGGGCGATCTCCCATCCACAGGGCATATTCGAACGCATGTCGAAAAACGTGATCAGCTGCATCCGGGTCGGCTTGCCGGTCCACGGATTGAGAATTTCGAAATTCAGCTTGTGCCCGTCTGCAACCAGGACATCGCCCACGTTAATCAGTTCCGGGTTGCGCTCGATGGAATAGCAGCAGTTGTCGTTCCAGTATTTTTTACCGTGCCGCTGGAAGCACCAGATGTCGTAATTGTGGGTCCTGAATTTCTCGATCCATCGCCGGTAGGTATTCGGGCTGTGCCCGTTGTCGATCCCCAGGCCGGCCATGCGCTTCTTGGCCTCCCGGATCACCTCGGCGATGAGGAGTTTATTGGGATGCAGCGCCACCTGGAGGATGATCGTGGCCTGCTGCGCGGTGATGAGGGTCTTTCCTTTATGGGCCTTGCCACGCTTATCCGCCAGGTTCCCGCCGGATCGCACGGCCCGTTTCCATCCTTCTATGGTTTTCCAGGATACCGGCCCGACGATCTCGTAAATTTGCTGAAAGATGAGACCGCCGTTGTACGCCAGCATGAAGTTTTCACGGGCCGTGGCCTTGTTGCCGTGTCCGGCGGCGGCCAGGGTGCGGTTGTACTGCAGCAGCAGGTCGGTCTTTGCGCTGAAGATTTCCTTTTGCTTCTCGGTCATGGCCGGCACCGGTGTTTTCTCCGGCGCAACGGCGGGAAGGCGGCTGCCGGATGTCTCCGGCAGGTTGCAGACGCGCTCCTTATTATATAAGAGGCGGATATCCTCTGGGAGATTGTCTACCCGGTAATGTTTTGCCGGTCCACCTCGCCCCGAAACGAGATCATATCGCCACTTCTCGTTCTGAGCCCGTTTATTGACAGCCCTGACGGTGACGCAAAGCAATCCGGATATCTCTTTTGCCGTGATCGCCTGCATATCAGCCCTCGATCAACCGTCTCAACCCGTCGAGCATATCCAGCATCTTCTTGCGGTCCACGCCCACAAACCGGTTCCGCTTGGCCTCGTAGATACTCTCCGTGATAGTTTTGAAGGCGTCCCGGAACGTTTCCGGCAGATCTTCCATCACGTTCTTGATCTTGCCGCGCAGGGTCTCGCCGCCGGTCTGGCCGCGCATGGCCTGTACCGCCCAGATCACATGCCGGGCCATGACGGTCTTTTCTTCCATGTCTCGGGCGCGATCAATCGCCAGCTTCCAGGCCCTGGGTTGTTCTTCCGGTTCGAGTTTGGTCAGCGGCCGCACCAGCGCCTCTTTTTCTGGGAAAAACGGAAACTCAATGTCCGCATTGCGGACATTCTCGACCACCTCGACGCCGGATGTCAGCTGGTAGGAAGTGGATCGGGCGATGTCGAAACGGTCCTTGACGTATTGTTCCCAGCTGTCGTGGGTGGTGCGATACAGTTCGCGCTCCTTGATTTCCTTGAGGGCCAGGCCGACCTGCATCCATGTGACCAGGTTGTCCTCGACGATTTTTTCGAGTCGGTCCCGGTCTGCCCATTCATCCCTGGTCAGCTGCATCACATCCATAGTTCCGTTTTTCATGCCCACCACCTTTTTATGCGTTACGATTGTTGATTAAATTTTCCGGACACCCCTTCTTCCGCAAATACGCCAGCACGCGCGCATCGTCGGCCTGGCCGTGAATCGTGCGCCAGGCCGCCTCCATCGATGCGCCGGTGATCATCGCCACATCGCCAATGGAAATGCTGTTCCTGTAAAGCCAGCTGGCCGCGCTATCCGGTTCTATCGGGGTCGGCATCTCTATCCCTCTATGGAAATGATGGAAGGAACAACGGCACCGGGAATGCCGACGAGATGTTTTGCGACGGCCAGGCAGCCCTCGCAGCCGCATTGGCATCCGAAAAGGATGTCGACATAGAGCCCGTCCGACTTCCCGCACAGGATCCCCGAAATCCCTTCGTACAGCTTTTTCTGGCAATCGCCGCACGGGACGCTCCAGGGAGAATCTTCAGGAAGATCGTCTCCACGGTCTTTTTCAGAAAATTCCAGCACGTTTACCGAATCGCAAATGGGACATTGGTTGATGATTCCGATCATGATCGCACCTCCTTGGTTGTGGTTTCAGACCAGAACGTCTGTCCCAGTCTGGCCTCGATGAAATTCCGGACTTTTTTTGGCGTACGCTTACCGTTGACCACCTGCGAAATATATTGCCGTGAGACGCCCAGCTCGTCGGCCCACTCGGACATCTTTTCACCCTTCGCCAGGGCGATGGAACGGATACGCCTGGCGGTCAGTTTCCGGCCGACCGTTTTTGAGTTGTCGTTTTCGTCTATATATAGAGTGTAGGTGATCTTTCTTCTGCGTGTCATTTACAGCTCCGATTCCAGTTTTCTTACCGTTCGGTTGTGCTCCCGGATTGCCATCTTGGCTTCGGCCCAGGAGAGTAGTTTTTGTTCATGATCTCCGATAACCCGATTTCCGATTGGCCTGGCCATGACATCGAGCACGGAACATTTCCCCACCGCTGCACAAAAAACCGGTACCGCCTTCAGGGGAATCTGCCGGGATGGCGCGTTTGGATTTAGCCATTTTTCGAAAGTCTCAGTGGTCAGCCGCTGGCTGTTTCCATTGGTGAGGCAGACTCCGTAGGCGTCGGCCAGGTCATTCATCTTGTCGACAACCTGGTCGCGGGACATCCCGCTGCTGAGAACGTCTTTATTCATGACCTCTTTGATTGATCGGGTCACATTCAGGGTGGGCTGATCGAAGAGTCCGCGTTGGATGGTGATGGGTTTATTCATCTTGTCCGCCGATTCGATCCGATTTGTCCGGTTTTTGCGATTACTCGGACATTGACATTCCGGGTTCATCTAAATTAGAGTGAAACCGGTGCTAACTTGTGAAGCACTAAAAATGGTTATAGGGCAATTTTTTTGGCCAGTCAAGTAATTTATTGGTTCCAACTTTATTTTTGACGTAATTTTTTAAACTGTTCTATAAGTTGTTGAGACAATAGAAAATATATGTCTGTTCCCACTTCGAAAAACGGTTCCAGCTTAAGTTCCAGCTTTCAAAATGAAAGTGGGAACCGAGAATCGTTTCATTTTAGACTTAAAAGAAAGCGAAAAGAGTTAGATATTAGCCAGCAAAAATTGGCTGATATGATAGGTGTTACTAAAAATACAATTCAAAGTTGGGAAAGATCTACATTTCCAAAAGGCGACCACTTAATTACGCTTTCGACAATATTTTCTTGTTCTACGGATTGGCTGCTTAAAGGTGAGAATGATACCAATGGAAGCCAAGTGGCATATATAGACTATGCCACGCAGCTTGTGTATGAAGTAGAAAAGGAGGTGAAAACTAAATTGAACGACAGCCAGCGCAAGGCGGTGGTTGAAATTTTGCGCAAAGAGATCGACAGGCGCAACCAGGAATCCAAGGATCAGATCGCCAAGCTATTAACATCGTTCATAGTTCGTGACTGAAAAGGAGAGTGGTGATGGAAGATCTCAGGGGCAAGCTAAGAGAGGCAATTGTCAGGAACGCGGATAAAGCGGAACCAACTATTGAAAAGGGTCATGTTGCCGTCGGCAATGGTAATATTCAGGCTGGTGGAGATGTTAATATTTCCAATAATGAACGAAAAGTAGAACGGGTTAACCGCCTTCCGGAATGTGATGACATCGATGCCCGGCAAAAGAAATTTATACAGGACAAAATCTATCAGCTGGCCGACCGCGATGTTAAAAAGGGCGCGGATACAGGTAAGGCCCGGTCTTCCTGGTGGTCACGTCTTAGAAACAAATTCTATGTAAATTCATACACCTGCCTGAAACAATCCCAGTTCGACGACGTAATGAAATGGCTCGACCAGCAGGTTGGAATGACCAGGTCGAAGCTTCGCAGAACCGACAAATCCACCTGGCGCAAGGAACTTTATACGGCCCTTAATGCAAAAAAAAGCCAGCTTAAAAAAACAAAAGAATGGCTTTACGATCAGGCCTATGAAATCACCGGAAAACGTGTTACATCCCTTAAAGACTTGAACGATACCAACCTCAAAAAACTGCATCAAATTCTTTTCAGCCGTTACAAAGGTGTGGGCTCACGCAAAAAAATCCGCTAATATTGTTGATTTTAAAGGAGGCCCATTTTATGCAATTTTATTCAATAGAAAATAAAAACGATATTGGTATATCAATTAAAACAATTTCAATCGTCTCAGTGTTTATTTTATTATTTTTAGGGTGTGAAACTATCGTCGAAACAGAGGTTAGCCTGCAAGATCTTTTAAATTCAAAAACAAAAATAATCAGTGGAGACCTTTATGTTGAAGTGGCTGCTTGCGCCAGCCACGAAGATTCTCGCAAACCTTCTAATGCTGCTGTTCAGGCCCAACAAACAATTCCGATAATTTTCGAAGGTGCTGAATATATAGAATGTTTTTCAAAAAGTTTTGATTCTTTCGCGCATTTTAAAATTCCTATAGTTATCGACAAAGATATTGATGGAAAATTTGCATCCAATAAAAACGTAAATATCATTTCTAATAAAAATAACTTATTATGGATTGGGATACCACCAGGAATTAAGAAAAAGATGGAGAATTTCAAAGAAGAAAGTTTTGGCGCGACTTCATTCGATCTCAAAGTTAACGTTATGATAAATAATGATACGGGAAAAGATCATCCTTTTAAAGTGGTATCCGCCTATATAGATGGTCATCCATACGTTTATGGTGATTTGACGTCGCACAAAAACAGTAAATTTCTTGTTACATTATCCGACGTATCGGTAGACCAAGCTTTGAAAGATGGAAGGGCTTTAGTTTTGTTGCATTGATAGATAATGGCAATTTTTCTGTTATCAACGGAGGCTGAAAATGGCGAACTGCCAGTCCTGCAACTCCGAAATATCCCCCGGGAGCCGCTGGTGCTCCATCTGCCACACCAACCTTAAAGATCCTTTAATCGGCCGACTCGCTTCCCCAGGAAGACGCCTTGGCGCCTATTTTTTAGATGTGATAATATTTGGGTGTTTAATTGGGTTTTCGATAGTACCGGTCGCCGGAATAATTGCCCATGAAGAATTATCCGACAACCAGGTCATTGCTGTGCTTATCTGTGGAATGTTGTTTTTTGCTGCGGTTCTTTGGACACTCATATTGTTTAGAAACGGGCTGACCCCTGGTAAGAAATTCCTTGGCATTAAGGTTATCAAAGAGGATTGCGGCCGCGCTGGCTTTATTACCATGCTGATACGGGAGGTGATCGGTAAATCAATATCGAGCCTAATTTTTTCTTTGGGATTTTTATGGATACTTTTTGACCGTGATAATCAAGGCTGGCACGACAAATTAATGAACACCTATGTAATACAACCGGACAATCAAAAACAGCTCGTCAAAGCTCAAGATAGTATTTAA